TGCTCTATATTGATTCTACTAAATCGACTACTTTTTTACAAGCGGTTTTCTATTGCGCTGTGAATATCTTTGCGCTTATTTTTTTCATTTTTTTAGTTGCTTTTATTTTGGAACTCATTTGGAACTCACAAGCAAAAAAGCAGGCTGACTAAACCTGCTTTTTTTAGCCGTATGTAATAGTAAGAAGATAATTGAGATACCGAAACGGAAACAAATTCAAACCAAACCACACATATATTATAGCATATGCTTACAGCAGGTGCAAATAATATAATTATTGTCTTTCCTTGGCTCTCATTTGAGCTACCCATAAGTCAAGGACTTTTCCGCTAGGAGCATCAGGGTCACACATATAAGCTTTAGCAATCTTGACAAGTGTTCCGGTATCACCGCTGAACACTGCACCATAATCACTATACACCATATTCAGCACATAATACCAATCAGCTTTATGCTTAATATTATGTTGCTCTGCTAGTTGATTGGTCTGCTCATACGTCCAATGCTCACCATTAGTGCCATCGGTGTTCTGCATCTTACTGACAGCCAACTTTGCGAGTGCTTCATCGAAATGAGGACCATAAGCTACACAGTGCAAGTCATACAACGTGCGATAAAAAAGGTCTGGGCAATGCATCTTAAGCTTTTCTAATGCACCGCAAACAATTTCTTCCATTGCTCTCTCTTTTGTATCATCACCTATAATCTTGTTCCAATACTCTTTATAGGAGTGCATAACTACACCTCCTTACGCAAGTTTAACCACGCTAATAGCTGCCCTGTTAATTGTTGCCTCTGCCGTTGCCTGTACCTGTAAACTTGTTATGTTGTTTACTGCACAGCAAGAAGGACGAACACGAATCAGCGTAGTAAAGGAAATATTCACAGCTGTGTCAGCAACGCCAGTAACAATGCTTTCCGCACCATTAATAACAGAAGATGTGCTTTCCGTGGTACTCAGAAGCTGTAAGCCAACATTGCCAGCAGCAGCAGGAACAACATCAGCATTTACACTGACAAGGTACAGGCCACGAATAAGGCTAACACTAGAGCTTCCAGCAGGATGCTTAATAGCAACGCCAGTCAGAAGATTATTTATTGGGAAGCTAACAAAAGCATTAGCTGCAACAGACTGAGCAGCAACAGCCGCAGCGTTCAAAGAAGATTTTTCGTAGCAAATCATTTATTTTCACCTCTTTACGCAATCAAGGTATTTTCTTGATACCTTTAAATTTTATCGTTTTTTAAAGCAATAGGGACGGCGTGCACCGTCCCTAATACAGTGCAGTTAATGCACATAACTTATTTTTAGCCTACATTATAAGCGCAGCCACAAGCACCAGCTACATTGGCAGCGACACTTTGATACGGACTAGACGTAATATAAGCAGGTTGAGGATAAGGTCTCAGCGTGCCGATAAGATTTGCGCTCTGCGCCTGTTGACTTAATTGGAAGTTAGCGGTCTGCAAGTCGCGGTCGCGGTCTGCGAGCTTGTCACGCAGGTCTTGGATTTGGTTGGCTACCATAATTGCTCTGGTCTTTTCTCCGTCCTCTTTCACTGCATTGACAATATCGCAGGTGTTGCGTGCGTTCTCGTAACGTACTGCATCAATGTTTCGGTTCGTTTCGCAGCAGCACTGTTGCTGCGCAAAGCGATTCTCCGCAAGCTGGTTGCCAAGCTGATAACCTGTTTGCATAAGGTCGCGTTGTACGCCATTAAAGCCGTTAAGCATGGTAGTGTTTTGAGCATAAAAGCCATCACACAAGCCATTCTGAACACCACGAATACCGTCTTTAATATCCTGCATGGAAAATTGGTCTGCAATCTGATCACGTGTCATACTGCCATTAGCAAAAATTTCAGCACCCATGTTACCACGGTTATTCCAGTTGCCGCCCCAACCGCCCATAAGAGCGAAAAGAACGATAATCCACATAAACCACATACCGCCGCCCCAGCAGTCACCATAACCATTGTTTCGATTCATGTCCATTACAGGGACAATGTTTGCACCTTCCATGATTTTTTCACCTCCGTAAAAATCTATCTAAAGCTTCATTGCGCGCTTATTGAAGCCTTAAACCAAATTGACTTAAAAATTGATTAAGCTGTTCATCGTTCATGCCTTTTTGTTTGGCAAGATTCCTCACAAGAGTTTGCATCTGCTCTGGCGATTTACCTTGCCCCATCTGCATCGCCCTACTCATTAGTGGATTTTGTCCTGCGAACTGTTGCATTAGTCCCATTGGATTTCCTGCCTGCTGCACCATCTGCATCATCTGGAACATGTTCATCATTCGTCATTCCCCCAATCTGTTCTTCGAGCTTTTCAATGCGTCTTTGCAATGCCAGCACTGTGTTATTGTCAGCGTAGGCAGGAGCTTGCATACCACCGTCCTGCTGAAGCTGATAAACTCTAAAAATCGGCAAGCCGTCCATGCCTATAAGCTTTTCATAAATTTTTCCTTCGGCAGGAGCAGGAAAATATGTACTCGTTCCGTCAAGGTCAACTTGCGCTGCTCGTGCTTCTTCAATACTTGTAACAGGTCTGCCTTTGATTTGCTGTACAGGCTGATAAGCATTTGGCTGCGCAGGTGGCATCATTGTCGGCATTGGTTGCTGATACATTTGTTGTTGTTGCTGTTGCAGATTAGCTAACCTCTGTTGCATTTGCTGTGTAGCTCCATAAGGATTGTAATAATTTCCGTACATCTTTATCACCTCACCTATATTTTAAGTGGTAGCAATAAAAACAATCCCTAAAGCTAAAGACACATTCTCCTATGCATTCGGACATAATTTAGACACGATTCAGACAGCAAAAATGAGCAAAAAAAAATAATCCCCATTAAGAAAAGCTTTTACACTTCTCTTAATGGGGATTACTTCATTTAGAAAGCACTCGATTAATAGCCTTATACGCAGTGCTTATTTCTCTGTCAACAGTTTTAGTGGAGATGTTCAACTCCATTGCGATTTGGTAATTCATTTTACCATCAACAAATTTCATTTCACAGATTTTCGTTTGTCGTGGCGTTATCTTCGCTTCGTGAAGCACTGCATAAAATGAGCGGCGCGAGCTTTCTGTCATCCATATCCTCGCGCTTTTTAGCAGCTCTTTCATTAAATCACCTTTTCAGTACATAAGCAAGTAGTGCAATCAGACCAATGTTGGCAAGCAACATACCAGCCATGATATAAAACTGCTTATCAATAATCCTTTTGTTTTCAGCAAACAACATTGTCACTACGCCAGCAGGCAAAACTTCCTGCTGAACGGTTTCTTTATCCATCATCTTATCACCTCAATATAACGTGTTCATTAAACACATTATATCACATCAGCAAACAGACAGTCACTAAACAATTTAAGCAAACATTCCGTTTCACTTTAATTCTTCATTGCGGCATATAGTGCGCATCCTGCTATTATGTATGCTATATTGCGCTGTTTTTTAATTCGCTGCTGTTTTAGCTTGTACTCTTTTTCTAGCTCCGCTAAGGATTGATTGGCATTCATCAATAAGCTCTCCTGCTCTTTGACTTTGATTTTCAGCGTCAGACAAAGACTGTTCAGCTCGTCCGATTTCTTCTCTAGCTCCGCTAACTTCTTGTCTGATGCTCCCAGCTGTCCCTTCGATTGCGTCAGCAGTTTTCTGTAATTCTCGTTGATTGTTTTTAGCTCCGTCAAGTTGTTTTTGAGTCTGCTGTATTGTTGCTCCGTCAGAACGTACTCCATTGGTTCGTCCGAATACCGGGGCGAACCAGCCAAAGCAGTTAGCGGCATAAAAAATACCGCAAGCGACACACACGCCAGCGGCAAAAGCAATGACAATTTTAGTTTTTCTTGTTTTCTCATTCTCCATTATAACCTCTTAGCAATACTGATATTTGTAAAATATAATAAACATCGTCAGACGCACAATTTTCGCCTACAAGCGATTTTAGATGCCGACACGATAAATCATGAGCGGCACTATTTTTAAAACGCTTGTAGACGATGCAATTTGTGTGTGATTTTCGTTCAAAATCGTTAACTTATAGCCTACTTGTAAGATAGAGATTCAGAATATTTTAAAGAGCAAAATAATGATGCAAAGCACCTAGTACAAAACCTGCAACTAAACCAACAACAAATTTCTTGTCAATAATAAATGCTTTCAGTTCTTCCATTGTATCACCTCCAATCATTATAAATGCGTCACCGACTATTACGCAAAAATTACCAGAAAATGCTACACGTATAGGAGAGGGAATAACTAAAGCCTCTTGTCGGTGACTGTATCTAAAGCATAAGCTTTAAATCATCTTCCGTTACCTGCTTTGCCATAGGCAGGAATACCATAAGGAGTAGTCAGATCAATTCCTGCTACATATTCATAAGTGGTTTGCGCTCTGTTGGCGTAACCTTGTTGGTATAACTCTCCAACATCTGCTGCAATCCAGTAGTAGTCCTTAAACAGTTTATAAAGTGCTTCCAGACTGCGCAAGTCGACGTGCATATATCTGTTAGTCAGAAAACGTTTAACTACCCAGGTAGATGTAGGGCACCACATTCCTGCGTAAATCAAACATCTAGTATCGTCCAACGTCGGCACCTGCTGAAGCACTTCTACGTATTGCAGGCAGTCACGGGAAAGCTGTTCAAGTGCTGCCTGTTTACCTGCGTCGCTTCTAAGCAGTTCTTTCAGCATCGGCAGCTCGCCGCTTGCCTTAATATCAACATAGGTTCTGCCGACAAATTCTTCGCCGCCGGGAATAGCTCTTAAAAGCTCATCGGCTCTATTGCCTTCCCATTGAGATACGGAAATTGACGGATAATCATATGCAGTACTTTTTGCTACGCTGTCATAGCCGCCCTCAATACCTGTTGCGATAATGCCTTTTGCAATCTCTTTTGCAAGGCTTTTGTTCCAGTCCATAGCTATCACCTCACTCACTTTTTAAGCAGCGGTTAGAAACTTTTTTGTATACGTCCTCATACATTTCTTGCTTGTCGCCGTTGTATGTATACTCAGCATAAATACCGTCACCGCTAACGGTCGTTGATAACAACGCCTTGTAGTTTTGCAACGTCTTGCACGCCCAAACCACAAACACATTCTCAAGCGTAATTTGCTCTTTGCTATTATGGTTGTACCATTCAACTAATTTGTTTTTGCATACACTCTCAAAGTGCGCCATACCTGTAATAATCATTATTATTCACTCCTTTAATTTCACTTCTTAATTTCACATTTTAATTGTTTTGTTAAGTTGTTACTCGTCATTCTTTACTTTTATAGCTTTCGTTTCGACGTACTTGTTGCCAAGCTGCGCTAACATAAATGATACGCACGCCATAGCAAAGGCTTCGTAGTTGCCCCACGTTTTTACAAAAAACGCAAGGTAAAGAGAAATTACACTAAACAAAATAAACGCCAGCACAGCACATAGTCTGCCGATACTTAGCGTGTTCTCGTCTTTTTTTAGCATATTCAATAGTTTCTTCATTTCTTATCCTTTCTGATGCGGCTCATAGTTAGGCAGGCCGTTAAGCTGTTCCATTAGACCGTTAATAACTCCGTTTTCGCCGAGAGCTTCATAGCTTTTATAGCATGCATTGATGCTCTCTAGAGCGTAAATAGGTATCCAGCCTTTTCCGTCTACGTAGCGATTGTAAGCTTGAATAATTCTGTCACGAAGCAGAGCTTGCAAGCCTGCCTTTAAAGCATCATTTTCTCTTTTCTTTTGGCGGTATAGTGCAAAAAGATAAGAAATTACCATACCAGCTAAAATGTTAATTATCGTCTGTACAGTCGATTCAACCATGTAACACCTCTCAGTTTCGTATATTAGATTAAAAACAAAAAGCTCCTATGCTTTTTAGTAAAGAAACTAATTTTATTAAGAAAGTTAAAATTAGTCAGCATTTGTCGTGATGGCAATGACAACAGCGTATCACACGTAGTATAATAATGTTAGCGTATCCAAGTATTAGATTCCGATGTGCTAACGCCACCACTAACTTCGGATTTTTTCATATAGGTATCTGTGATTATATTGCCGGAACCGTCTCTTGTTGCATAGGCAGCTGTACCTGTCTTATCTAGTTTATTATTTAGGGCATTGTAAACAACTTTATTAGCAACAGGATTTGTGCTGGTGGCTGACAGCTCAGTATCAATGGTAACCTTTTGCATCAACCCTATAATAGGGTTGCCGTCTGCACCGGTTGCCTTTACTCCGTCTGCTAAATCGGTAGCGGTAACGGTATCACCTGTAAGGTCTACCAGCGTGGTACCGCCATATATAACTTTATTCACTGCCATTTTTACGCTCCTTATTAGCCGATAGTAACAGTTTTGCCGCCCTGAGCATTATCACTCTCATTGTATGGGATAGCGTTGACGGTTACCTGCGACAAATAGTTAAAACCTTGACTGCTGTCAGGCAACACGGTTTGCTGTGTCGTGGTCGGCGTAACAGTTTTAGCTTGTACCTTGACACTCTCTGTGCCGCTCATCGTACCTGTTACACCTAAGATGGATACGCCGGCGCGGATGTTGGTTGCAATAATTTTAGCCTGTTCCGTGGTACTGATCGCTACCCTGCCTGCGCCGTCATGGTAACCAATAGGCACGGTGTAGCTGTCAGCTTTTTTGCTGATCACGCCGCTAACAGCGCCATTGTTCTTCATCTCGCCTGTGATTTTTACGCCATTGACATAGGCTGTCTTTCCGGCGAGGATTTCTGCACCTGCCGCTGTCGCGTCGGATGTGTCGGCGTTAAAAGTACACGTACCTACAATCGGCGCACCACTTTTATCGTGAGCAGTATATGTGCTCAATATCTTATCTGCTGTAACAGTATCAGCGGTTAAGTCGATTAATGTTTTTCCTCCATACACTACCTTAGAGATATTTTTTTCAGCCATAATTTACTTCGACCTCGCTTCCTATGTATGCAGTAATTCCATCGGATAAATTGGATGTTTCAAAATACGGAATTTTTTCAACTGTAATGTTTTTTGTTAATTGTTTGTTTGCCGTCGGCAATATCTGCACTTCATGAGCTTCGGAGTGTACCGTATAAGCTCCGTCATAAATATCAGCACCTATACTCCGTGCTGACAACATCCCATGTAGGTTCCCTTTGTTCGGTGACAAATTGCCATGCAGCTCACCTTTCGCAGCCGTCAGCGTACCATGTAACCTCATTAGTATGTCACCTCCTCCATTAAGAGGAACTCATGCGGCGGAATAACTGTATCAACGTAGCCATCAGCACGGCGAAGCTCAATGTCATATACATAAGCTCCAAACGCTAACCCTTCGGTATCTGCTGGCTTAATATCAAGCTCACCATTAACGATAACTTTTTGCAGAACGATAGTCTGGTTACGTGCTGTGCGCCGAAGCGTAAATGTTAATACATCGCTGTCAGTCAGTTCAACATTCCTGCCGTTAATATCGGTGATGCTAATGTTAAAAACACCGCTATCACCTCTAATCATTCTGATATTGTTGTCATCAACTTTAAACACCACTATCACCTCTTACAATTCTATATTGTTGAGTTCAAAAACAGTTTTGCAAGCTTCTACTTCAGCCTGTTTTTTCCAGCCTGCTTGTTTGCAATCTCCTATATGTATGCTTAAGTCAGCCATCCACTGCATAACTTGCTGCGGATTGAGTAGATACACAGCCTTGCTGTCCTTGCCCTCAGCTACGCCACGTACGGGGCAGCCGTCGGGATATTTTTCCGCAAACAACGGCGTACCGACGTTGAGGGCGATACCCTGCATGGTAAGCTGGGTATCTACATCACTGTCATAACGCACAGGCTCGCCGCTGGCGCTGCTGACAAAACCGCCCGTGATGTTGTCTGCTGTCCATTGGCTGATTTCAGCGAGTTTTGCTTGCTTAGCTGCAGGCAGCAGCTCTGCATCGGTAGGTGCAGGCTTAGGATATACGCTGCCGTCATCAGCGATGAGGTATTCGCCGTCGCCGTTACCAATCAATTTGTTAAAATCATCGTTGCCTACGATGACATAGCCTTGGCTAAGGTATTCAGCGATTTGCTTTTCGCTGTGCTCTACAGCTAATTTGGTATCTTTTCTCTGTCCGTTTTCCGGCAGGACAAGATATTGATTTACTCTTTTATCATTCATAGTTTTTTCCTTTCTACGCTCACAGATTTTGCCTGTGGGCGATTTTTTAATGATTTAGGTGTAATGATAAGCGTAGGTTTAAATTAAGACGTTATGAGCCTTTCTGTAGCAGTGGGGAAGTATCGTTACTGGTCAAGCCAACAATGGGACATCGGTCGCATTTCCAATCCCATTTGCTGTATCATGTTATACCATTGTCGCCCATCACACAAAGGATTCAAATTACACGAATCCATGTGTACAAACATATTCGCGGACTGATTTTACCTATTACAACGAAAACACTCGTGGTTCGAACTTTAACTGGATAGCCGTAGGTAGATAAGCAGTGGGGATATGCGAATAATTCGACATCTGGCGCTACTACGATTAATTATCATATTCCCTATTCGTTGGTAGCAATGACTTACACTACAAACCACACATCAGCCAATAGCTATTCTGCCGTAAATATAAATAATTGCACACTAAAGTCTTTTAATGTTCATGCACGAGCATACAATAACGGCAATTTGATTTTTACCAACGATGCTTTTAATTGGTTGGCAATTGGTAAATAGCAGTGGGGAGTTGTTAATTCATATGATGTGACAGTTAACTTTCCAGTCGCTTATTCAACTCAAATATTTTGCTTAACTGCTTTTCATTCTGCCTCTGGCACATCAACTTTAGATATATACGCAAGCCATGTTATGCTAAACGGGTTTAATTTTACCGCAGCAGCCCCTGACGCCGCATACAAATCTTTTGAACGTGCGTATTGGTTATCCATCGGCGTATAAGCAGTGGGGATATATAAGTTATAATGCATATCGTTCCGATACTCCCAAGGTTGCGACTTTCCCGATAGCTTTTACAAAAACAATTTATGCGATAAGCACGCAGTTGTATATGAGTGGGATAAGGTCTGACATAGGCACAGGTCCATATATCACTAGCTATTCTAACAGCCAAATGTCTATAATCTTTAACGATGAACGTTCGGGTGTACTTATGGATGGCGCATGGTGGATGGTAGTTGGAATTTAACGCCCAATAGCTAACCAATTATAGCTGTCTTGTGGATTGTAAATGCTAAACCCTTTGACTGTAAGGTTGGTAACATACAAACGATTTTTACTCATGTTTCCTCCGTCGGTTGTTTGCAAAATTGGTAACACTATAAATGTACGTGCGGCAAAGCTTATCGGAAATGTTACTACAGTGCTACTGTTAGGCACGTCACTAAATCCCCACTGCAGAATTAGCCCATTGCTAAATTTTACATAGCCGTTCTGTGCAAGGTTGGCTGCAATGATGTACGCCCCATCATCTTTTAACAGGGCTAAATCGTTGTCAGCTACAAGATTTTTAAACTGATTATATAAGGTTTCCGAGGGAAAGACGTGTATCTTCCCGAGATTTGTTGTTGACTGAGCCATTTTTTACCTCCTATATAATTTGGGCTGTAATCGTTGTTGTCGGGTCGCTGCTGCTGTGCTGCAAAAACGTCAAATTGCTTGTGCCGCCGGAGCTGATCTTATATGTCAACGTTGCTACGCCGCCGAACTCGCCCAAAATAAGCTCCTGCTTCTTGGCGTTTGGTAGTGGGATGCTGAACGACCCCTCTTTGGATGCGCTGTTGGTCGTGATTGTATATGTCCACGTGCCTGTTGCACAGTCAGAAACATCAATATACGCATACGTATCGGCAGGAGTAACCGCAGCCGAGAAGCTCCGGCGTTTTGTGCTTGACGTAAATGTGACGTTGTACGTCCCACCGTCAAAGGTTACCGGGACGGTATTAGTAACACCGTTATATGTTACCGACAGCACTTTGCTTGTACCGGCCTCGCCACGTACGGCTACGGTAACGCTATAGGTGACGGTATATACGGTGCCGTCAACAGTAATCCTCTCACCTGTCGCCATTAAGTTATTGCCATAATAGACCGCCAAATAAGCATATCCGGATTTAGCGACATCCGGCACATAGCTGCCATTGGCGTATCGCGCTTTATACGCAGCGCCGTTGACCATTATCTTATATCTCATCTTAACCTCATCCCTTAGCTAGAAACTATCATGTGTCGGTGATACTAACGTCGAAAACACCGCTATCACCCCTAATTAAGTGTAGATAACCAATTTTACGCCTATACTATCAATGCCAAGATTTCGTCTTGCAGCTTCGGCGGTTGTAGCTCCGGTACCGCCATTAGCAATAGGCAATGCTCCATTTGTGTTACCTAAACCCAAAACATAACGAACACCAGCAACGGTAGTTTGTCCTGTACCGCCACCAGCAATAGGAAGAACTTTATATGTAGCATCGCCGCACAATGCCATGTCCTGCTTTCCTGTCGCTGGAATAGGAACAAGTCCTGCCTTGCCAGCGGCGTTAGATGTCGCACCTTCCATGTTGGCGATATTAACATTACCTTTGGAATCGGGTTTTGCGCCATTAACCGAACGAACAAATTTAGCTTTGATTTGTCCTAAAAAATAGCTTAATCCGTCAAGATCAATTAATTTTTGTAAGTTAGCCATTATGCCAGCTCCTTTGTAATCAAATTTTGAATTTCAGATTCAGTCGCCGTCTTCAATTTGTAAGCTCTTGGAATAACTTCCCATGTCACTGAGCCATCATTATAAGTTGCTCCGAGCACAGCTTCACGAAAATCTGGTTCACTCACAGCCGTATCACCACCAACTGTACATGCCAAGACAAGACTTTTAGGCAAGTTAGGCGACAATACGATGTCGCCATTAACATAAGATGTACTGTTCTTGCGGATGTTTAAACTGTTAAAAAGGTACTGACTTTTTAAGTCGCTTACATTCTGCAATTTGTTAAAGTATTCAAGTGGCGGCGCTTCTCCTTTGTCAAGATACCCCCAACCACGCAGGTAATCAAGCTCAGGCCAAGAATCAATCATTTCACCAATGCTTGCGCTACTACCAAAAATCAAATCAAAAGTAGGCTGTTTCATTACCATTATTCAACAAGTCCCCCTTTCACCTTTATAATCCTTGCGAATGTTCCTTGGTTAAATCCTTTAAAATTATAGGGATTTTCTCCGTTTCTGCTAAAACCGAATGTATTAGCGCCATCAAAAGAATAAACATAGATAATGCCGATGCCAGTTCCGCGAATAATAAGATTTAGTGCGTCAATTAAACGACTCTCTTTGCTGGTTACCAAACGACCTATTCCTATGCGCATTTTGGCATTTCCTGCATTTACAGCGGAAACACGTTCGACATTAAAAATTTTTTTAATGCTATGAATAGTGCTAACACGAGAGCAGTCTGTCGTATTCTTCTCAATCTTCGAGATAATAGCAAGACGATAATAACGGTCATTTAAGTCGCTTGATGTTAAATAGCTATCGTACATCCTACGGAACGGAGCCATACCAAACCCCATATCGCCGTGGTCTGGAAAACCAAAAAAGTCCATAGCAACAGCATTTTCAACACGGCGCGAAATATCTGCAACTTCGCCGCAAATGTCAAGCTGCTTACCAACAGCGGTACTAGGCCATATCTGTGTCCGTATATGCTCACGCACTTTGTCTATCTCGTCAAGTTCTGCTCCGATAACGTCAAGAAAAGCTTTAATGTTTTGCTTGTTACGGAACTGGCTTAACAAATGGTTATACATTCTTTCGCTCGTTGTCATAGTTATAACTCCAATGCAACCGTAATATTAGCGAGTTTTGTCACAGCAAGCTCCCCTCGACCGATAGGGATATTCTCCTGCTTATACGTTTTACCGTCTTTAGACACGCTACACTCAATATAGCTAATGCCGTCAACGCCGCTGTAAATAGGACCAAGCAAGCGTTGATAAATAACATCATTGCCCATCGACAGTTTGCTAATCTGTTCGACAACGATATTTTTAATTTTATCGATTGCATCACCGGGTAAAATCTCTTCGTTATATTCCTTAATGATAACTTTGACATAAATCTGTACCTCGTGCGGACGGCTAAAGCATACATCTTGCGCTGCACCTTCGCTATCTTCAATGCGAACGCAAATATCGCCGTTCGTATCAATGCCTAAAGGTGCAACATTTAGAATAGTGCGAGCAATAGCTTCTTCATCACCACCGAAAACAATAGCCTGAAAAGAATGAGGTTTTAAGCCATCAACTGTTTCATCAGTGCGGTTTTCATAAATAGTTACGCTGGTAACATCTTGCAATTCCAGCAAGGCAGCCTTAATACTTTCTTTCATTCCTATGCTGTTTCTGAATACAGCAGACGCATACCGCTGACGAACTTCGGATGCTGTTTCGTAGTCACGCCCTACATATGTTTCAGATTCGTTGCTAACAGAAAACCAGCCGTCATAATTTGTGTTGATATAATTCACCCTATTTAGCAAAGGTTCAATTTCTCCGTATTCCTCACAATCAAAACGAATAGGACTGCCAACCTGCGTTACTACAAATGATTCGTTAGGCACAACCACAGCTCCATATCGCCTGTCTGAGCGCTCAAAAACCAGTTTGCCTTCAACAATACTGCCTTGCCACTTTTCAACGCTCTGAGAAGCCAAGGCAACAGCGACAATTAACGCAGTATCATTTTCTTGCGCTGTGTACTTAATAACTGCGTCATTATCAAATTGTACGCTATAAACCTTACCTTCTGCAGGTGCAACAACATCAAGCGTAACGTGTACGCAGTCATTAAGAGTGATCGTGCTTTCTTCAATAATATTCCATTTGTAGCCGGAAGCATCTTTAATTTGGCAGTTAGCAGGAAGGACCATTCCGCTACGTCCATAACAAACAGCATAGAGATAGCTTGCCTGAGCTTTCTTGCGCTGTACATTGGTGTAAGCAAGCGTATTGTCTAAGCTGCCTTCGCTAGCACTAATCGGCGAGCGGTCATAATAATCACGCTCTAAAAGCTGCCACATTCGGTCAAGTTCAGCAGCATACACACCAACGAGAACGCCTATCATGCTATTAGGCTGGCGGCTGACTGTTGAGCCTAAATTTTGCTCCAAGCTTTTAAAAATATCTTCTCGAATCTCCGGCAAACGCTTTCTAACAAAACCGTTAACTGTTACTCCGTACTCCATAGCCTAAAACCTCCTTCCTTACAATCATGCCGTATTCAGTTTCTGCTTCATAGCTTAATAACATTTTTCGTGTAGCAGATTCAAAATCAATATCAATGCTGACTAAATTGCTTACTCCGTCAACCTTTAAAATCTGCTCACGGAAAATCTCTCTAATTAGCGTAAAATTAGGATTTTTAACAAGCACATAATCGAGATAAGGTACGCCGTGAGTAACGTCCAAAAACCATTCACCCAAAAAAGTAAGCAACTGTATTTTTATCTGCTGTGCTACACGCTCAACATCATCAATAAACATTACATCTCCATTAAGTGCAAGATCATGTGTCTTTGCGTTTAAAGCAAGGTCAAGCATTGCTGACACCTCCTAAATAACTAGGAACATATATATCCAAGCCGTTCTCTTGAATTTGTGTAAGTAAGCCACAATCAAGATAAAGTTTTTTAACAATCGCTTTCTTATCGGGTGTTTTTACAACATTACCTCTATCCTCTACAAGGCAGATGAAATCCATCTTGCTGTTACCTTGCCAAAACGATTCTGCATAATCATTAATCTGCGCAGCTTCAGTAACCCTAGCTGTCGAAATATCTTTGATAACAAAATCAAGCTCCGGCTGTTCAGCATCAACAATCTTTTCGCCAGCACTGCCTTCTGCCTGCCCCGATGCCTCAGATGTAGTATATCTGATTTTATCGGCAAGATTTTCTTTCAGCCATTCCCACGCATACCAATACGGCGTTAAATCAATCCTGCATACATCAGCATTGTATTCAATGCCGTACTTTTCATCATCTTTGCACTTTAACGCAGCTTTTGTCTGCGATACATAAGCACCACGAATAACAGCACGAACAGAATCAGACACGCTAGCGACATCACTAAAATAGCTATCAATAGCTTTTTCAAGTTGGATAAAATACGTCCACGAGCCTGTCAGTGCAGGAAACGCCACAATACAAGCCGCTTTTTGTTCCTGGTAGGCTCTCAAAACATCTTCTTTCTTCATAGCGTCCCTCCTTTACTGTGACGAACTCGTAGTTCCATGATGGTACGAATGTGTATGTCCTATAAGGCTAATACCGCCACCCTGTACATCACCTGTGCAAGTTATTGTCCCTTGAACATTAATATTCCCGACAACATTAATCGTGTTACCAGGCGTAAGGCTAATCTTTGTACCGCCATTGATAACTTCCACATTTTCGGCAGATATTGACTGTGACGGCATCATTCCAACAAAACAGAAGCCGTCAGTCAAATCATATTGTCGAGGATCATGGTTATCATCGGTTCCAGCACCAAGCCATTCATCAATGCTGCGTTCTGAAAAAACAATTAAGCAACTATCGCCAGGCTTTACAGGATAAGTAATCTGTGCAGCTCCTGCGTGTGGCATAAAAACAGGAACGCCGTCAATAACAGGATATTCAAGCACCCTATCATCTGCTGTGTATTTCTTTAGCGTTGACTTCACGCTGGCAAGGCAAGTAGAAGCATCAAATGACAAGACTATACCAGGCAAGCAGGTGTGAATGCTGCCTATTTTTTGCTGCATAAGGTTTTCCAATCCTTCAAGCGTATCTGCTGTTGCATCAAGGCTCATATCTAATCACTCCTTCGGTACAATCTCATACACTTCAAGCTCCGTATACCAATTCTGTCCGCTATACGAGCCGTTATGCTTTAAGCTTTCTATTTTGAACCACCCTTTTATTTCCTGCGAATCAATGTAGACTAAATCTCCTGGGTTTAACACAGGTTGAAGCAAGCATTTTACTTTCCACCCTGCTTTTTTCTCACGTTTAGGCTGAGTAACCTTCTTTTTCTTTTTCGTTGTCTGCTTTGCAGCTTTTTTCGGTCCTTTAAGCAGTTTTTCCACAAAACCTACTAGACCGCTTTCGGGAGTAAGTTTTATAGCTTGCACGTTGGTGTTACCGCCTTGCTTAATAATCTGCAAGGTATTGTTTTGAATACTCCATTCTAAATCAGTGCCAGCACAAACTTTATCAAGACATTCACGCCCTGCGCCAACAAAAGAAAATCCATTGGCAAAAGTTGTAAACTCGCAATCATCAGCATAGGTTGCAACAAGTCCCATATCTGCTGCCACGTCGTCGATAGCTTTCTTTCGACTAACATCTTTCGCATAAGATAGGGACACGATGCTATCTCTAATAGCAACGTGCCCATCATAAAGCTTCATCTCCGTAATCTTGTCAGAACCGCTCATATAGGAATAGCAGTCAGTTACCCAGCCGATGAAAATTCTTTTTAATCCAGCGTCCTCGCTGTACCCCACTTCAAGGATGCAGATTGTATCTGCTCTTTCCAATTTATCGGCAGTTGCTTTTGACAAGTTATAAATTTTCAGTGAACAGGAATTGCTTTGCTTAGCAAGACTTTTTGCAATGTCAAACTCAATCTCTAATCCTTGTTCTTTCGCCTTTGCTTCAACTACCACGCCGTCAGAACCTTGTACGCCTAGAGTAATTTTATAAATGCGGTCAAACTGTGCCATAGTTAACCTCCGTAAAATTCATCTTCCGTGCAATACACGAGCGTTGCTGCTCCGCTCTGAAAATCATCTCTGCCGACTTCCTCTTTTTCAGTCAGCACGATAAATTCTCCGCGCGGAGCGTTTTTTACATGGTGGTTCATCAGCAGCGGAAATTTAGGCACTACACGAACATTAGCAAGAATAACATTATCGTTAGCGTCCCACAGATGAAGCGTCCAAAACTGCCCTTCATGATTCCACATCATACGGATTTTGTACTTTACATCGTCAAGAGGAACGCTAAAAACAACATCATTGCCGTTTGCAAAATTAATTGTAATCATGCCCCTGCATCTCCTTTAGTAACGTAATCAAAAACGCTTGCTGCTATACTTTTATTCGTAACTTTCTCCTTGACTTCCTCAACACCACTGCTAACATTACCGGCACCACCAACATCAACAGAAGTTGTATCCGCTGCTCCTACATTTGCCGCAGTTTCGCCTGCGTTTTCTTCCTGCGACGCAGTAACGACATTCTCAGGTATCGTTGTTGTCTGCGTTGTTACCTTAACAATCTGCTGAAAAGCTAAGTCAGCATAAATAATGCTTTTGGACGAATCCTGCTTGCTTACTCGGCAAGAAGTCATAACCATGTTGTCATACTTCTTTTCAGGACGAATAATGGTCACAGGCTCTTTCTTATCTCTGATTTCCTCTAAAAGCTGCAAACCGTTAGCAAATTTCTTTTCTCCCCACCCATTCTTATAGAACCACGTTACCGGAGTAGACGAAATGCCGACAGTCATTGTCAATTTTAAAGGCTTGTTGACAATATGGTCAGCAATTTCAAAGCCTGTTTCTACCGGGTGTCCTGTTACGTCCTGATCATAGGTGTATTCAAAAGATTTTACTATATCAACCTTCAGAGAACCAACTTGCGTAGGATTTTTAATGTTGTAACCTAAAATATCTGCAAGCATATTACTCCGCCTCGCTTAAAGGAAAGTAGTTAGCAACTGGCCAGCCGTTATTGCGACTAACAACATTGCCTACCGCAGTTGCTGTTGCTTCCGGAGAAGTGCTGGCAGTTGTAACCTGAATGTAATTCGTCGTATTGCCGCTATTGGAAATGTTAGAAGAAGTGTTCGTAGTAGTCGGATTACCTAACAAACGGTTTACGGCAGTGCTGCCAAAATCTGAAATAGGATTAATGATATTGTTGTTCACAAAATCTTTTACGCCTTGCATGATGTTTAACTTGCTGATTAATTGGTCAACCCACTTAATAGCGTCTTTTACCCACTTAATCATGTTGTTAAAAAAGCCAGTTATTAGCTGCCATCCCGAATTTATTGTATCGGCAAAAAACGTAGCCAATACTGTTAAGCTGTCTTGTATAAACCTGAAAGCGTTAACAAACAGCATAATCACTCCGGCGATAACATAGCCTATCGCAGCAAGACCGGAAACAAAAGCATTGCCTATTCCTTCCCACAGCCAAGAAGTTAAATTCCAAATGCCTTCAAACGCTAATTTAAATAACTCATAAATAAGCTTAGGCACAAAAGCGATAGCTGTTCCAATATCACTAAACCATTGAATAACGCTATCTTTAAAGTTAATGAATTTATTTTTTATAGGCTCAAAATCTCCAAACCAGCGTTTCATCATTGTATCTGCCTTCGGGTCAGTTACCCACTTGTAAAAATCCTGTATAAGCAAAACAACAAGAGCAATCGCAGCTGCAATCAAAAGGAATTTACCCATTAACAGCATTTGCATAGCCGCTCCCCTTCGTGTCTGACTGTTAAATGCTATTTGCGCCCCGGTTGCCAAGATTAAAGCATCTCTCATAGCGACAATCCACTTCACGGCAGTTCCGATCATCATCACAAAACTGCTCCATTTTGCCATGCCAAAAAGAATGCCTGCATAAATCGCTGCAATTTGCAGACCGGAAATAAAGTTATCAAGATTAATATTCTCGATGTAGTCTGCAAATTTTGCCATGCGTTTCGCTATGCCGTCAATAATGCCCGTCTTGTCCTCAAATTCTTTGAAAAATTTTCCAATCGCATTTTGCATTTTGTTGGTTGCCTGTCCAACAGTCCAAGGCATTTTACCTAACTCCATTTTTAAACGGTCAGATTGCCCACGAATAGCATTAAAAACATCTTGTGCAGTTAATTTGCCTTCGCTGCCCATCTGTCTTAACTGTCCGATTGTAGTGCCCATACCTTCGGCAATAGCTTTTGCAAGTCTAGGAGCTTGCTCCATAATGGAGTTTAATTCATCACCACGCAACGTGCCGGAACCCAAAGCCTGACCTAACTGTACCAACGCAGCTTGCTGAGATGAAGCATCACCGCCACCCAGCAACATTGCGTTTGAAACATCTTCGGTGAACAGCAAAATGTCTTTAGTGCTTTTCTTCAGCTCCTGCGCATTACGTGCAACAGATGTATAAAGCTCAGCCGTAGACTTATATTGCTGACGAGTACGGCTTGCAATATTGTAAATCTCTTTTTGAACAGCTTTTGATTCCTGCTGGCTTTTAGTTACGTTGTTTACCTGACCTTCAATAACCTTCCATTCGTCAATCGTTTTAACGATGCTTCCAAGAGTTAGTGAAACGCCAGCAAACATAGCCAGACCGCTTAGCTTAGAAAATAAACTATCTACTTTATTGCCAGCTTTATCAGCAGAATCGCCAACACGTTCAAGTCCTGTTTTAACTTTTTTGGTTGTCTGCTCTACTTGCTTAACATTTGAGTTATTTACTTTGAAGCCAATCGCAATAGCTAAACTTCTTACGTCCACGGCGCATCAGCTCCTTTCTTTTTAGGGTGGTCAAGATAATATCTTTGTACATCACTCTGCATATCAAGCAGAGCGTTTATTTTGCATAAGTCGCCTAAAGTTACAGTGCCTTCTTTTATTTCTGTAACAGTAACTACCTTAGCCAACACTGGCCGCCAAATAAAAGATTCAGCGGTTAGCGTTGGTGATAAGGTGCCGGGAATTTCTACTTGCTCACCAACATCTCGCGGACTCCAGAGAGGTTGGGAATTAAAGCGAAAAAATCTCCGAAATTTACCTCAATAATAAATTTTTCAAGCTTAAGCAGTTCAACAAGCTTACCAGTAAAAAGCTCATTGATAACATCTTCTGTCAACATAACAGCTTCTTCTTCGCCCTTAATCTTAACACTGATGTATTCAGCATCAAGCAGACGTTCAGAGAACTGTGCCAGCACTTCGCCATTAAAGCTTTCGCCCAACTGCGCAAGAATGGCACCGATATTGATTTGAGCACCTAATAATGCTTCTTTCATATTTTCCGTTTCACCGTTAGATGTTAAACCGCCTTTTAAAGCAGCAGTAATAGCTTTCTGTAAGTCACCATACAGTTTCAAGCCTTGCAACGGAGGAAAAGCACGAACATAAAAGGTATTCGCACCGATTTTCCTGTTCTTTACTTCAAATTTTGCCTGTCTCATTTTCTACTCCTTAGCTATGACCGCCAACTAAAAATGCTTCGTCGGGAACAACAGCCATGAATACCCATTCACATTTTCCGTCAGAAGCAGATTTGCCACGCTGAAAGTTAGGCTTCTTAACAATCCATGCCTGATCGCTAACCATAACGCTGTCACCGCTTAAATCCTTAATAACCAACGGCAACAAGCCTGCACCATTTTGATTGTCTGCATCTTGAATCAAGCTTAACGCTGCATTGCTGGAGCTGGACTGCAACAGAGTAACAGTAACTTGCTTTAAGACAGAGGACGGGTCAATACTGCGGACAATTTCCTGGTCACAGCCGACAATAGCGGAAATTCCGTCACCTTGCGTTTCAACATTAATAAAAGTGCCTTCATCAACACCAGTCAAGATAAGCGAGCCAAACAGCACCTTAACTTTCTTCGGGTCGTATGTTTTAACTCTTGCCATTTAATTGTCCTCCTTTAAGCCTTTTGAATAAGGTTCTCATAAGTCAAAGAACCATTAATGTTAACAGCATGGATAGCACCTGCAAGACGTGCGGTAAACCTTACATCGTCAAGAACTCTTTGTGCTTTCTTGTTTGCGCTAATATTAGCAGCTTTAGGAACTGTAATAGTGTAGCCAAGATTTCTGTTGCCATCATCATATTCAGTCGGAGCGATACCGCCACGGTCTTGACCAAGCTTCAGAACTTTATTCAGCACACCTTCGACAAGCGCAATGCCAGCATCAGTGTACGGCAATTTCTCACGATTAATAAGCATTGCAAATTCTTCTGTTTTAATGGTTTCGACAAGCCAGTCACGGAAACGGATAACATCAATCCATTCACCTGCACAAGTCTTGCCGTTTTGAGTAATGCTGACGTTCTCCGAGAAGTTTTCAAAGGTATTGTAGTTTTTGGCAGTCAATGCAAGATATTCTGTTTCGGTTAAATCATCATTTGAAATGCCGGAAAGCTTTTTGTTGGCCCAGGTTTCACCGCCGGGATATACAGTAAAGCATCTGGACATTACAGCTGCTTCAGGAAATTCCTTTTCTGCTTCCTTATGATAAAAAACGAAAGTGCGATAATAATTTTTCGCTTTCAGCTTACTGCCTGTATCTGTTGCAACGCCAGCTTGCAACGCATCAGCTTCGGCAACAGATGTACCATACAGCTTTGTATGAGCTTCAACCCATTCTGCCATTTCCATGATTTTTGCAGATGTACGGTCAACATAGCACAAGCCATACCAATCATTGTCAACAGCGCAAATCTTATTCATATTATCAGCAGCGGAGCTATCAGAATTCATTCTGCCGATTTTAACTTTCTCATAATGCGGAATCTGGCTAAAAGCCTGTAATGCAGCTTTATACACAGCATCATCAGCGTTCCAGCCTAAATCTAAAAGCTGGTCAGCGTCCGTAATGGTCAATACATACGCCGGAGCAGCGTGCTCATGTGCAGATACAATCATCAGTGTATTAAAGCCATTGGATGAAATACCTGTAGTATTCAAAGCAATCTGCACATTGACTAATCTGTCGATATTTGCCATATTTTCATCTCCTTAATTTTCTAATTCTCCCATGATTTCAACTTTTACAATCGTATCGCCGTCAGCAGGATGTTCGTTGTTATCCTTGCCGTTATTCGTGGTGCCGTTTATTTCCAATTTGTTAAACCATTCTGCACCCTGGATAAGCAGCTCACGGCAGTACGAAACAGTCAAATCAACCGACGCTCGTTCCTGCCACGTTCTGCCATCCAATGAAGTTGTAATGTCTTGCACTTGCTCAACACTGTTTATAGCCACATTTGCAGAATCATACAAGTTAATCATATCCGGCATTTCGAGATAAAGTTTAAGCTTCGACAGAAGTTCAACAGCACCCTCGCCGAGAGCTTGTATGTTTAACGTAGCTTCAATGATACCCGCATTGCTGTACTGTGCTGTTTCAGTTAAAAAAACAACCTCGTTCCCTATACTGCGTTCAGCCAGAAGATCAACTACGATGTTTAATTCATTTACAGCCGGAGGTTTCATTTTTGCTCTGCGAATCGGAATCGGATAATATATTTTTTGTAATACTGAAATAAAAAAATTCAGTACGTCAGTACGAGTATTAGCTTCTTTCAAAATTCGCTCACCTCTACTGCATATGCACGGTAATGGTTAATAACATCACTTTGAAAAATATCGCTGGCAACCACTTCAAAAAGCTTTCCACGCCATTTAAAGCGGTCAGCCATTGTATTTGTTCGTTGGTCATCAACATAAAGTTCCTTGTCGGTATATACTTTTACCGCTCTAGCAGTTCTGCTACCTTCAGGAAGTAACATCATTTCATTAGCTTTAAGCGGCTGCACACTGGCTAACACTTTAAACTCTTGTGGTGTAGGATACATATAGGTTCCGTTGGCAAGCAGTTCAGGACTGCCGTTGTAACGCAGGACAGTTATCAGCTTTCTAAAACTACTCATGATTAGCACCTTTTCTTTCAATGACATAGCGAATTGATTGTCGCAGATGCCCGGTATCAATTAATGGTTTAGAACTTTTCTTGCGCTTTATTGTAGCAGGAGAGTTCGGGACAAACGGTCCGTCGACGATTTTTCTTTGAACCATACCTTGTACAACATTGCCTAACTGATTAAGAGCAGCGTTTGTTCCTAGTCCAAATACAGCACCATTGGCAACACGTTGAATCATTTTGTCAATCATAGGCAGATTTTCATCATACGCAGAACGCAGGAAAGAGCGTTGGGGCATATTGTCCAGTCCAAATTCATGTATCGCTGCAATAACAGCCAACGGCTGGTCAGTGTTGCGAATGCTTCCGCCTTTCCCTCGCCGTACAGCTTTGTCTTTAGCTTGTACACCAACCTTAACCACAACGCCGTCAAGGTCTTTGTTTAGCGTTCGTATGATACGATTTAAACCTAAATCTTTATCCTCTACTCTACTCATAACGCATTATCCAATCTTGTTACTATCGGAACAACGCACATAGAGCGCAGACGTTTAAATTCAATGCCATAGTACGTCTTGTCCAACATATCGAAAGAAGCTGACTTGTCACCATATGAACGTTGCAAGTCACCTTCTTTTTCCGACGTTACAGAGCCTGTAATACCAACATCAGATGAGCCGTTTTCTCCAGACTGCGCAATAAGCTGACGCAGGACAACGTGATGCGCCATAAGATAAACAAATGCTGTTATATACATATTGCCAAAAACACTTTCTGACAACATAGGCGAAACAAGATTAATGTAGACTTCTAATTCTTCATCAGTAAGAATCAGTTCGGGGCAGATAACAGAAAAAGCTTGCTTTATTTTATCTTTAGTTTCCGTTAACATTTTTCTTTGCCATGTTTACAAAAGCAAAAATAACGGAATAAATATCTTCTGCGGTTTCTGCGCCCTCTACATTAATATTGTATTTCTTAGCGAAAGCAGTCAAAGAACGCTTGCTGGATTCAGCGGACAGTCCTGCAATGTCTGCTGCCATATCATCAACATTTGCTTCTTTAGCATTGCCTTTCTCAACAGTAATCATTTGTTCTTTGATGTAGGCTTTTACAATAATGTTTTCGCCCCATTCATCACCAACGATGCCGCACTGATCAGGCATGATATATTTACCGTCGATATTAATTACAGCTTTAGAGATGTTTTTAACTTTCATTCACTTTCCTCCTAAAAAAGAAAATGCCCTCTCATTCGAAAGGGCAGTATATAGTCAGATTAGATGCCAGAAGCCTTGTTCATGGACAGCGGATAGTAAATCAACACGCCAGCGGTACGAACTTCGCAAGGAACTTCAAATTCCAAGCCTTTTTGCTGAATAGTGTGCTGAGTGAACGGCAGCGGAACTTCCAGGGTTTGATGGTCCGCATCCTTAACGTATGCAATCATCATATCCAAGCCGCCTACACCTGCGCCAGCCAGCTCATTGGCTTTCAGCACAGTTACATCCGGGTTATTGCGTTTAAACACAGACAGGATAGAATCTGCGACTACATCAGAATAAGGGGTAGAAGCAATGTAGTTGTATTGATCCGGCGGCAGTACCAAGGTATTAGGATTTTCTACGTCGTTAGTCTGCTTGCTAACAGAATTGATAATGCCGTTCATATCACGCAGAATCTGCACAGCGGTTTTGTCTTTGAATTTGGGAGAAGAACCAGTACCACCAGCACCATCGGCAGCAACAGTGTAGTTGCCGATGTTAGGATTATCCAGCAAGCCTACAACGCCATGTTTAGCATCACCATGGAATGCAATGCGGTTAATATATTCGTCGAGAGCACGGCGAACAGCAATAGCCTTGCGAGCAGTCAGCGGTTTTCTTGCCATAGCAGCACGGCGCAAGTCCTGCATGGTGTAGCCATATGCTGCACCGCCAGCAATAACTTTAGCAATGTGTTCTTCAGCCAGTACATCTACACGAGCAAAGTCGGTTGCATAGTTGGCGATAGTCTTTGCCATGCCGACAGAACCCAAGGACTGATAGCTGATAGTGTCAGCGCCGGGGTCAACGTCAGAGGACATATCAAACAGTTTCAGCGCATTCAGATTAGCGAATTTCTGGTCATAGGTTTTTGCCTTTACAGCTTCGAGTTCTTTTGCGACAAAAATAGTATCGCCTGCGTCTTTACGCAAGCCGTCGCAACGCTCAATAACATTCAGGTCTAATTCATCATAGTGCATTTGAGTCATTACTATTTCACCTCTTCTTTTCTAATCAACCAATTTCGATAACTGCCAAGCCTGCTTTATCGCAGGAAGTGATAAATTTGGCACCGCAGCCAAGAGCTTCGATAGTGCCAGCAGCAACAGTATCTTTAACAAAAGTGCCGTCAGCAAGCTTCAGATGAGCTTCGTCACCTGCGTTAACCGCACCTCCGGTAGTTACCCATACACGACCTTTAGTTACAACAGGAACAGTGTAATTCTGCGGATAATATTTTTTGCCAGCTTCAGGCGGCTCAATATGAGTATGCAGAGTAACGCCGATAACTTTCGCACCGTCACCGGATGCGGACGGAGATTTCACCTGATGTTCTGCGTCAGTGCCACGGATAACGGCGCAAGCAGCACCAATACCGTCAGCTTCTTCAACAGCAAAGGAATCTACAGTATGAGAGGACAAATCATACAGCGCACCAGCAAAAGCTTTGTCCATGGTTAATGCATAATTAGTAATTGCCATTGTATTCACCTCTTTCTTATTCTTCGCCGCGCATACGTGCAATCATGCGGCTACGTGCATCGTTAGCAGAATCATTCTTAGTTTCTTGCTTTTCAGCACCGCCTTTAGCTTTTACGGCTTGATTTTTTGCGTTATCATTGCGAAGCATCTCTTTAGCAGCAGAATATGCGCCGTTAATATAAGCATCAGATACACCGTCAAGCTTAAAGCTTTCACCGAATGCAGCTTTGACAATGCCTTCTTTTAACTCAGCGTTGGTCAAGCCATCGGTTTTTTCAACCTTAGCAATTTTAGCGGTTTCTTCCAGCTCCGCACGTTCCTGCATATCAGCCTTTACAGCTTCAACAGCCTCTTTTACAGCTTTCTCTTTTTCAGCGTCAGCAGCATCAACTTTAGCTTTCAAAGCATCACGCTCTGCGGTCATTGCATCAGCTTTAGCTTTTAAAGCGTCAGCATCAGCTTTAAGAGTGGTATTTTGTTCTTTTACAGTTTTAAGCTCAGTGTTAGCAGTATCAAGCTTTACACGAGCGTTTTCTTCTTTGCTTTGCAAAGAGTTGACGTAGTTGGCAATTTTTTCGTCAACTTCAAAATCAACAGAATCAATTTTAATTTTCATTTTCGTTTCTACTCCTTCGATAATTTCGTCACCGTCAAGATTAAGCCGTGCTTTTGCTCCGGCACGTGCCCTATCAACAACGGCTAAATGATTGATACGAATGTTGCGTTGGATAGCATCATATTGCTGTCCGTCCGGTGTAGTGCCTGGCGTTTCTTCAATATCTACTCTGTAACCTAAAGACAAGCCACGCTTTTCACCGATAGCAGAGGGATTATGGATAACAATGTCACAGGCAATGTTTGTTTCGTCCTTCGGATAACCGCTGGACAAAATCGTGCCAATGGCTAAATCTTGTGCGGTATCACTGTTTACAATGCCGCTGGCAGGATGTCCTACCACAATAGGCTTGCCGACAAAACTTGCTTCACTGTCAGCGTCAAATACTTCCTCCGGTGGTCTGTACTCTCGTCTAATAGTCCCGTCTGGCTGTTGGTAGATATAGATGCCAGTACGTGCCACGATTGGAGAATCACGCAAGAAGCCGTCAGCGTCAGTAACTGCACCGCTAACAAACATCCATGAATCAATGCGTTCATATCGTTGTACACTTCCCAAAAAATTCACCTCCTTATTTTGGGGTATATAAAAAGCATATGCGACAAATTGCATATGCCTTCTAACTTAATTCTTTGCTTTTCTTTACATTCACCCTACCCATTGGAACTGCTGTTGTCATGTTCCATTGTTCCAGGTCAATAACAGGTAATGCTACACAACGGCAGTTATAATCCATGCACGGATGATATTTCGGAGCAGGATAAACCTTTATGCCGTTAATTTCACCAACCTTGTCGCTGTTCCAATAGAAGTATTTCCCATCCATCTCAGCATGAGAAGGTCTAACACGTTCATCATGTGACGATGACCATTGATACACGCCTATACCGCAATCAACCTGCCTTCTCATTGTGATAATGCCATTCAGATTGCCTACCTCATTCCTTGCGATAAATTTTGCTCGCTTGTCGGTAGTGTTGAGCAGCACCTTGATTTCTTCTTTAACTTCACTCATAGCAGTGCCACGCTGAACAGCATTGCTAACAATAATTTGCAGTTTTTCGATGTAGGTATTGACTATGCTGTCCACAAGCCTGCTCTGCTGCGCTTTCCATTCTGCTTTTACTGTATCAAGTAAGGCTGAATCATTTAAAAACACATCAACGCTGACTGCTTCTGCGAAAGCACTGATAACATTAGCATCGACAACGCTAGACACGCCAGCAAGAATAAGCTCTAATTCGCTTATAGCTTCCTCAACAGTCATACTCTTTAAAAGCTCGGCAAGTATTGCCTGAACGAAAGCATCTGTAACAGTGCTGTCATCGTCCTGGCGCAGCGAATATGCCAGCATAGGTATATTGCTATTCGTGGCACTTTTTAAACATCTTACAACGGCTCTGAGGACGCGATAATAATCACGCTCAAAATTCTTTGGATATTTCGGACGCTTCTTTACTTTAAGGTAGCGTATCGATTTCTTCTGTTTCTTCATCATCTAAATCCAGCTCACTTTCTGTAACTGGAATATCGCCACGCTCTTTAAGGTATTGGCGAGCTTGCGTTGCGTCTAACAGTTGATTATCAACCAGGTCAAAAACAAGCTTAACAACGGCAGCTCTTACTTCCGCCTGTGTCTTGTCAACGTTGGCTTGCTCCAGATCATTTAGCGGTTCGATGGCCTTAAACTTAATGCTCCACTTTTCAAGCTCCTTGCCGTTGGTAGGTCCTTCTTTTGAAAGCTGGATAAGTCTTACAAGATACTCTAACGCAGGACGAATTTTCCTGCGTTGAATACGTCTGACGGTATCGTAGTAAATCTGCAAGTCGCTCTTGCCTGTGCTGTTCATGCCAGCCGGAGAACGCCCAAACAAAACAGTAAAAGGATACCCGGTAACAGCGCATAAAGCCTGTTCAAACTCTTGAATAATATCCGTTAAACCTGTAAGCGGAATGTTGAAAATGCCGTATTCATCTTCCTTGTCAACGGCTACACTGCCATTAATTCTGCGTGAGTAGTCTATCAGTTCTAACCGCCGAATAACAGCTTGCGTGCCGTCCTCTCTTGACAGCAAATTGCTTAAACCTTCAAGTTTTAACAGCGACGTGCTAACCTTGTCCATTATGTCGATTGTTTTATTCATTGCAGTTTTCATACGGTTTAGCGCAGCCGGAATACCATCCAGGCAGGATAAGCCAGCACCATTATTAGCAATACGCTCTATCTTTGGCAGCATTTCGCCGTCAAAAATAAGTAGTCTGCTTCTGTGTACCTTAAACTGATTTCCGTTTGGTGGCGAAATCATGCAAAACTCCGGCTTGCCAAAGTTCGCATCTCGAATATCTGTATCAAGATAAATTGAGGTTGTGTCCGGGTAAATGTCTCGCTTGTCAAAAACTTCTAATCCGTTAATCCTGCGTAAACGGTTGATATTAATAGGCTCGCTTAACTCCTGGCCATCGTCAGCAAGGATAAGAGCACAAGACATACCGAACAGTCTGTCCCAATATAAAGCCTCTGTAAGCTTTTCCTGCACAAACAGCGTTTCAAGCTCCTGCAAGATACAATCGTCAGAATCGCCTTCGATTTCTATAAAATTCTTCATAGCATCATCGGCAGCCATTGTAACAATTCTACGCACAAGAGCATTTCTGTACATTGCAGCTAAAGTCTGGTCTGTAAGCTTTCGCTCGTTCAGCAAACCTTCATAATTGCGAGCTTTACGTGCAATAAAAGCATCTTTAAATCCGCTGTCTGCACGAATTGAATTATCTTTTCTTTTTACCATTATTCCTCCTAGCTCGTTAAGCCGCCCCAGCTGCGGGAGTTCATGAGCTTGTTAAACGCATCACTTGACGCATCCACCATATCATCATGCTTGCTTTCCGGGAACGATTCAAGTTCTGACAGATACATATCATTCCATTCACCTTTAAGGATAAGGACGTTTCCTGCTTGCACCTGTGAAGCAAATGGAGTAGCACGAACCTCTTTGCTGCCTGTCGGCGATACAATCTCTACCGAATATCCTGCAAGCATTGATACAAGACTTTGAGCTTGCGCCTTGCCTGCCTGTCCTGGGTCTTGCGGTATCGTGATTTGTACAAATTTGTATTTGCCCTGGTCTATTGCTGCCATGTTACGCAGAAGATTCCTAGCGTCATTTGCCTTTATCTGCTTGCGCTTTACATCAAGGACGATTACTCTGCCGTCGTCAAGCAGTCCCATTAACACGCCTGCTGTTGCATCAGGGTCTGGGTTAAGCGGCGTAGGCTCTGTTGCTGCCAAGTCCCAGGAACGTGCATAAGCAATGATATTTTTCGGTACAGCATCAGCAAAGGTGAAGTTTTCTGTTTTGAAGTACATACCAGCAGCAGGACGAATTTTCCAGTTACCATACAACAGACGTTCCTTGTCAATTTCAGCCAACGCTTTAAGGTTTGCCATGTATGACGGGTCTTTAGCCATTAAAACTTTGTTGTCCGTCAACTTTGATGCTATAAACGTAACCGACTTACATTCTTCAACATTTACGCCGTGTTCCTTTGCGAGTTCATGCGGATTACTTCCCCAATAAATAGTGTCATTTAATACGCACATATATCGTACAACACCGCTGCGCTCATAGATTGGATAGCCTGTATCTTGATTAATCCACCAGGAAATAAAATCAGCTACCCAACTATCGCTGTCCGGGTTGCACGTCGCTCTTACATAAGGACGGATACCGCACGTTGAACGGTTACGAGAAAGCATATACAAGAATTGGTGACGGCTAAAATGCGTCAGCTCGTCAAAAGCAAGATAGCAGATTTCTGAGCCTTGCCAGCCTTGTAAATCTTCGTCACGCTCCAAATGTGCAAAATGAATTCTTGCTCCGCTAGGACTAAAAAACCAATGTAGTTTTGGAGTTTTCTTGGGTTTTGCGCCTTGCACTTGTCCATATATTTTGTTAGCAGCATCCCACAAACCGCCTGAAGCTGTGATTTGAGTGTAATTTTTTCGGAACACAACGCCGCTGAATCCTGCTATATCTTTGTGTCTTAGGCCTTCCAGGAGAAGCGCAAAGGTTTTTCCGCCGCCAGCTGCTCCACCATAAATTACTATATCAGCAGAAGAACACATGAAAGCTGTTTGCGGTCCCGGTTGCGGAGTTAGATACAGAGGCTCAAATGTATCTCTGCCGTTATTTGGAATGTAGATAGATTGGTAAGCGTCTATTGTTTCAACGCTTGCATCTTCCGCTAGCGACAATATACCTCCGTCAGCTCCTGCCAATGTAGCAAGAGTGCGAATTGCATTAACATCACTTTCTTTTAAAGCTTTGTTAAGCAACTTTGCTATCATTAAGGCTTGATAGTTTTGATCTTGCTCGTCTAAGCCGAAAGCGTGTAAAAAACTTTTTGCTTTATCGTCGTGGACTTGTGATTCAAGTATCGTCTTTGCTATCTGCTGTAAGTTTTTTTTCGCCCGTCTTATTTCACCGGATTTTTTGCCGCCAACAGTTCCTCTTTTCCTTGCTTCATCCTTGCTTCGGACAGGCCTTAAATTGCTAACATTTCCTCGTGCTGGCACATTAAAACACCTGTCCTTTCTTTAGATTTTATTTGCTGTCTACAAGGTAAAATTCTTTTCGCAGCTCTGCGTTTACCAAGAATTGTCCACCACAAGAAGCAGTCTTTGTTTTTACTCCTGGCTTTTTAATTCCTCTAGCAGTCATACAAGAGTGTTCGCCCTGAATAACTACAATAACGTCCTCTGTCCCTAAAATTTTTGTAAGAATGTCGCGAATTTCCTTGCCGATAAGCTCTTGCTTGCTCATCTGATAAGTTCCCGGCAACAATTACCGGAGCTTCAGCTAAACCTAACTCCTGTGCTGCAAGATAGCGTGTATGACCTACAATGATAACATTATCTTTGTCGACTACGATAGGTTGATTGAAGCCAAACTCTTTGATAGAGTTAGCAACCTTTTCAACAGCTTCTTCGTTGTTTCTTGGGTTGTTTTCATACGGCGTAATGTCTGATAACGCCATTAATGTAATTTTGTTTCTTAAATCCATGATGTACCTCCATCTTTTTACAATAAAAAAGGACAGTGCTTTTTTTACACTGTCCAATAAAACTATAATAATTTTAGCAGCTCTTCCGCACGCTGGCGGTCAGTTTTGACGATTTTTGCGAACTGCTTTATAAGCTCCCATTCATCATCGAACGCTCTAATATTGCGTCCCTTGCGTTCGCCAGCAACAGTTTTTCCTTTTGGTCTGCCTGCTCCCTCACGTTTGCCGCCCCATTGTTTATCTTTCATCTGCAACTTGCTTTCTCTTGCCTTTTTTGTTATAATTTTAAATGAAAGGAACGGTGGCAAGTACCGCTCCATTCACTTTTGCTGTGAGTCTTGCTTATTTATTAAGCAAGGCTCTTACTTTTTTCTCTGCATCATCAAGGTCTTTGCTTTCCTTAATGATTTCGAGGATTTTACGGATCAGATTGTCTTCTGTCATAGCGATTAACGCTTCCGTGTTATTCATATTCGACATCGTTATCTCCTTTCTGCACTTGCCGCTTATTTGTGGCACTTCCTTACCACACTTATATTATACTACATTTTTGTTTATTTGTAAAGTGTTTTTTCAAAAATAATTATAAAAAGGCGGTACTTTTTTGTACCGCCTTGCTTTTATTTTACTCTAAACTGTAACGCAGGAACTTTTAAGCTATCTCCATAAGCATCGGTATATCTGCTGTTGATTTCAACAAGTCCTTCAAGAACACAACCTTCTTGCTGGAATAACCAAGCAGTTCTAATTGCTTCTGTGTAGGTACCTGAAAAGGTAAATCTTTCAATTCCGTTTGCTTTCATGCAAGCTACTATTTCAGGTACTTGATAGTCCCAAACAATTTCGGAAAGGTCAAGGTTGAGGTTGCCATGTTCTCTAGAGTTTTCATATTCGCGCCAAATATGAACAGCAAATTCTCCAAGGCTACCTATCTGTCCAAAGGTTTCATTATGAAGCTCTCTGGCTTTTTCTTTTTCTTCGTCATTTTTTGCTGCATCAAACGCAGCTATTGCTTGGAATTCCTTTTGATAAGCTTCTTCAAAAATATTTTTCATTTTAACCGACTTCCTTTACTCTTTATTTAGCAGGTACTTTATCTTCCCTACACTTATATTATACTATATTATGCTATTTTTATAAAGAGTTTTCTTTATAAAGCATCAGTTATATTTTACACACCTAAAAAGCCGTCTACATTTGTAGGCGGCTTTTTGAGTACACAACATATTTTTAGGAGAAGGATTTATCATCCAACTGTTGCATCTTAATTATATCATTCCTTTAATTGCCTTGTAAATGACACCTTACTGACATGATTTTAAAAGGTGCTCTATTTGTATCCTGGCAAACTCTGCATCTTCGGCTGTGTAGGCTTTTTCACAGTAGCCATTACAGGCAGGCTTTGTTTGGTCTTTCTTGTAGCTAAAAATAACATCCTGGTATACAGCAAGCTGTCGCATCTGCTCATAAGCTCCAATGCTTATAACGTGCTCCCAAAACGCTCTTAAGCTATCCTCGCCTTTGCTATAAGCATCTATATATTTATTTAACAGCTCATGTAAAGACTTATCCATTTTTAGCTCTGCACTTTCTTATCTTAAGAGCATTGCTGGAAGGATTTTCGCCAAGATACACGCCTTTGGTGTATGGCAGATATGCTGAAACAGTGCTCTTGCTTACACGCAATTTTTCGGCTATGTTCTCCACGCTGTACCCTTGCTCATACAAATCATTGACCTGTATGGACATATCACTTTCATATGCTCCGGCATCAATGAGAACCTTTCTGACTTTCTGCTTTGAAACGCGAAACAGTGCAGCTACTTTTTTAATGCTGCCTTCGGCATTGTAAGACTTGATAATATCTTCCGGCTTCAAATGATCACGCCCTTTCGATATTGATATTTGCTATTTTTGCAAGGCAATCCAGGTACTCGCTTATTAAGCTGCCTTCGTTAAAATCTTTATAGGTAATGGTTAACTTATTCTCGTTATCATTGATTTCAGCGTCGAACTGCTTTATGTACATTCTTACAAGTTGTTCTTCGTCCATTGTGATATTGCTAACAACAATCTTATTAGCTTTCTGTTGTTGCATATACGCCTGTAATTCTTTGGCAAAGTCTGCGTGTGCCTTGATATAGGCTTTGACTATCTCATAGCACTCTGCGTAGTGCTTGCCTTCCTTGTTCTTGTTATTGGTAGCAATCTTAATAGCTGCATTAAACAGTGTAGCACCGCACTTATTTTTAGCATCTATAAAATCTGCCAACGCTTCCGGAACTAACACCGTAATAATTTTTTTCTGCTTATCGTAAGAATCGTTTAAAACGTCGCAGAAACTGTAATCAGTCTTATATGCCTTGTAGGACATTGTTACATGTTTGCAACCAATTTCTGCTTCTACAGTACGGCGCTCTTTGTAACACTCGGAGCATACGCCATATTCTTCAAAATAACGAATCTTACGTTCACGCTCATCACCTTTGCCGTACAGCTGTACCGTTCCGGTGTGACCGCATGAAAAAGTTACTTCGTACTTCATTTGCTCGCCCTCTTTCCATAGCAGTACAAATTCCACGCTTGGTCATCTTGTTTCCACAAGTCTACCAATGCTTGACGCTCAGCACGAATTTCTGCGTCAATTTTACGCTCATATTCGATTGGGTTAACACCTTCAGGAATGTACTGTAACGCTTCACTGAAAGAAAACTCCTTAATATTGCCAACACCTTCACGATTGATGTCGGCAGCTTGCTGAGCGCATTCACCGCACAGAAAGTTGTGCGAGTTTACACCGAAGTAATGCTTGCCGCAATGCTGACAAACCTTTTCAGTACCTGATGCTTCTGCAATTAAGGAGCGAATTTTCGCAAACAGCTCTCTGTGAGCCGTTTTTTTATTGAAGCGGAAAACTCTTTGCTCGCCGCCGATTCTGATTGCAAAAGCTTGACGATGTGCACGCCAGGTAAATTCAACTTGTCCTATCTTCATAACGCCCTCCTTAATTCATGCGGCTGAGGATTTCAGCTTTGATCGCTTCTTCATACTGACCGGATTTACCCAGGCAAGCTTCAAGGTGCTGCGTATTATACAGCACCATTTTTTCAAACTCACCCACTAATTCCTCTTTACTCATATTTTTTAAAGCAGCAATTTTCTTTTCCAGCATTATAACCGACTTCCTTTCTTGTAAGTTCTTATATTGTCCTTACAATTATATTATACTGCATTTCTCTGCTTTTGTAAAGAGTTTTCTTTATAAAATATTAATTTTCTTCCTCTAAATCTTCCCTAGTTACTTCATATTCAATACTGCCGTCACGCTTACGCAAAACAACCTCGAAGTCACAGGCGGTTGCAAGCTCCAGCATAAGCTTAAGTGATTTGCATTTTCTTACCTTGTAGTTTAATGACATTGGCGTAATGCCCATTTCTCTGGCTAACGCAGCCTGGGTTTTTCCTGTAGAAGCGATTAATACTTTAATTTTGTTTTCAATCATCATAGTAGCACCACCTTAATTATTATATCTCTTATCATTATACAGCGTTCTCTTTACATAATCAATATAATCTTTTATAAAAATATTGCCTGCGAGATTTCCCGCAGGCTTTTTGTTAAGATACTTCAATCATCGTTTTTAACCATGAATCGCTTGACGCATCAATAAGCCATTTCTTATTATAGCCGTTGTAATGCCTGATCAGGTAAAGCTTTGTCTTGTCGTTTTCTTCATTGTACAGAGAGAAGTTAGGAAACTTTTTGCCTTCTGACTGCTCCAGCTGGTAAAAGTATTTGTGAATTTCTTCTGCTCTCTTTACAACCTCCCAGTCTGGCGTAAACTCATCAGCATAGTTGTATCGCTTCTCCCGGTCGTTTGAATGTACTCTGTACCCAGCGAGATTTGGCAGCACACATATTTTATCAAACGATGCTCCCAGGCTATTCACAAAAGCAAGAATCGAATCGAAGTCATAAGCAAAATGAGTGTTACGCATACCGGGCAATTTATACTTATTGCAGTCATCGTTCTGTTCTTCATCCGTGATGTAGAATAAGAAGTCTACGAAGCCTACATACTGCAAGCCGCCATAAAGCTTCTTTCTTTCGCCAAGCATTTCACCGCAAACAATTTCAAGATAAACTCCCTTGCCGTTATCAAGGTGAAATGCTGTTCTAACACGGCAGTTGCCTATGGTGTTGATGCTGCGCTCTGCCTTTTCCCAGCCAGCACCTTCAAAATACAATGTTTTCACGTTAACCACTACCTTTCTTCCCCGGCAGGAACTATTTCAAATTCTCCTATGTCAAACCATGTGTTAGTTCCGTCTACCAAGAATATTCTGCCGATTTTTTCAAGTTCCTTGATGCTACATTCCATTGCGCTTTCTTTGTTAAACACCTTATAACCTCGCCTTTTGAACAGAAACGCTAGTCCGTCAACTAAATCTTTCTTTGAGCTATAATAGGTTATCTCGCACTCTCTGCAATACAAGACATATCTTTCGTCGTAGAACTCTCCGTTAACATCATTCGTTTGATAAAGCTCGCAGCCAGGTTCTTCGGCAGCATAGTAAAGTTTTAACCTTTATCTTTCGCAAGTCTTACGAAAAAGTCCATTGCCGGGGTCCATTTGGTGTCTACGGTAAACCGCAAAAAATATTCTTCTTCGTTAGCTTTAGTTACTTCTCCAACATCGTCGAACCATCCTTCATAGTTACTGCCAGGGTAAAGCTCATTACCATATCTATAAATGCTGCCATCATTTTCATTTTGGTGACGTTCAATATCATCTTGCAGCCTTTGCAGTATTGCCTTATCTCCAACCATTGTAATGTCATTGAAACAGATATTAGCCATTTTATACCTCCGTGTTAACTTTGCAAATCGAACTGAGCTTGCCAGCTCTAGGATTATTCTTTTTAGGGCATTCATCAATGCGAGCTATCGGAGTGTGCCAATTCGGCAAGCAGTTGCAAACTCCGTATTGATTAGTGAAAAACCTGTCGAAATTCTCAAATGTTGAATGAGCGTACTGGCAGTTCCGGCAGCCAAATCTTTCAATTTTAGGTTTTTCTTCTGTTATCCAAAGATTAACCAGCGCAGCAGTTTCCTTGAATTTATCAAAAGGTGTCATATTAGCATACCCCCTTTCTGATAATCATATGCCGGAGCACTTCTTCGGTAATCTCCATTTTTTTGTGAAGCTTAAGCACACATTTCTTGCTTGCATGAAACGTAACTAGGACATAAATACCGTTCTCGTAGTCCTGAATCACGTAAGGCATCCTTCTTTCTCCCCAGTGTTCTGTCTTTTCAACTACGCCACCATTAGAAGCGATTAAGTTATTGAACTTCAAGATAACATCCTCGACTATTTCCTGCTCCGGGCGCATAACGTACATAATTTCATAAGCGTTCATTTTTCTTTCCTCCTTACATTTGTTCATCTTCCTGGAAACTGTAATAACTGCCGTCACCTATAATGATATGATCATAGCAAGGTATTCCCATTATTGCCCCGGCTTTAACAATATCCCTGGTTAACTTTTTATCGTCAGCACTAGGTGTTGCAATACCTGAAGGATGATTATGCGCTACAAAGATTGCAGCAGCATTTTTCATGATGGCATACTTGAAAATCTCTCTAGGATGAACATAACAGTTAGTCAGCGTTCCTTTCAGTATAGCTCTTGCTTCAATAATTCTGTTCTTGCTGTCTGCTGCAATAACCCAGAATTCTTCATGATTTAAATACCGCAACTTCGGCATCATATATTCAGCTAAGTCTTGCGGAGCACAGCAGTATCTTTTTTCCTCAGCTTTGGTTTCGGTGAAAGCTCTTTTGCCTAACTCTACACCACACAGGAACGCTTCTGCTTTCTGTTTGTTTAATCCATATGCTTTCAGCTCGTCGGTATCTTCCAGGCGATACAATTTCTGTGCCGTTAATTCAGAAACCTTATAAGCTTCCTGCCCGAGCAACGCTTCGCATAACTCTTTATAACTTTTCTCTGCTACTTTACACATAACTTTTACTCCAATCTTTTTTCCAGCGCACACCTTTCGGTGTACGCTGGTTCTTTTATTTATGCCTGTTTGTAGGGATAGCAGCTTGCTGGCATCAGAAGCTTTTCACGCAGTGCATTGATTCTCTTTTGGCGGCGTTTTGTATTTGCCATGAGTTCATGGAACTCATCTCCGGCAAGAGGAAGTGTTTCCAGCATAAGTACATACTTTATAAGTTGTCTTGTTCTCACATTAATCACATCCAATCTTCGCAATTCTTAAGATATTCTTTCTTTGCTTCAAGTAAAGCTTTTTTCATAACCGGGTCAGAGTTAACTTGCTCATAAGTCAAAAGCAGAGCATCCAGCGTATCGTCAAACTCATAAGTTATACAAAACTCATGGTTAGCAAGTTCGTAACGAAAGGCTGATTTTAAGAAGTCGAAATCTTTCATGTGCTCCTTCTTTTCGATGTTCAGGCGTTTTACTAAATCATTATGAGCCTTAGCCTGGGCACGAAGGATATATCCTCCGAAGCCGATTTGATAAACCTTGTCGGTATCATCGGGAGCTAAACCAAATCTTTTCATGCCTTCGTTAAACTGTTCTTCGGTAAAAGCAAAGAACATTTTATCTTTGGTAAAGCTTTCGTATTCCTTTTGCTGTTCGTTGATTAAGGTTGAGTAATCTTTGTATTTTAACATCCTAGCATCCCTCCTAAAAAGTCATAAATTTCATCATTGGTTTTTGAACTTTAAATTCCATATCTCCAATATGCTTGTTGATTCTTGTCAAGCATTTTACGATAGCGTTCGTTTCTCCCTCGCTGAACGGCATGCAGTCGCCTTCCTCGTTTGTGTAGCACAGCAGCACGTTACCGCACAAGCATTGGTCATGTAATCTGCCGTAACCATAAATAACACTTGCCAGCTCGTTGGCTACAGGCTTTTCGTTCTTCAGAAGAAATTCTTCATCAACCACCAAGGTGACTGCCGGGATGATTCCAAGCTCGCCGTCAAATTCTACTAACTGAAGCGGCATATCCTTAATATCTACCAGCTCGCATTCGCAAAGCTTGTACATAGATTCCAGGGAAATAGTTGGGAATACCTCCATCATTGGTACTTTCTCCACAGAATTGGTTTTGCCATTGGCATCAACCACAGTTTTCAGTAAAATTGCATAGTTCATAAAATCGACTTCCTTTCTAAAGCTATTGGCAAGGACTTTGAACCTTCTGCCCGGTAGCTTTACAGGAGCTTAAGCTCCTGTCATCAGCTTTTAAAGCTCTATACCTCTTTCCGCTGCAATTTCTTCCAGCTCTTCAAAGTGCTCATTCAAGCATTGATGATGCCATGGGTCGCGCGAGCTGTTGTAAATCTTAATCAGCCTAGCGTTTTCCTGCTTTAATTCTTCATTAGTCATGTCTTTAGGTTCTTTCATTGGTTCTTCCTCCTTAAATTTCAATTTCACCTTCGGTAAATTCTTGATAAACAGTTTGTGCAATAGAATAAACGCCATATGATTCTGCACATTCACTAAGAGCAGCTTCGGCCATTTTAGAGAACGCATGGTCTTGTTCCTGTTTTGAAGCATTTGGATTGTTTTTAAGCCAATCCTCATAAGCATTACTTGCTTTATCTGCAATGAATTTTTTATCTATCCATGCATTATAAGCTCTACATTTCTCCTCTCTCAGTACGCCGATTATGTAGGTTAGTTGATTGTAATTTAGTTTCATTGTGTTTGACTCCTTTCTATTGTTCAATCATGGTAACATCGTAGCGGCAATATTTATATTCCACTGTATCTTTACCCCAGGCAAAGGTTCTTCTGAGCTGAAATTCTCTTCCGTTATAGCCGATGCTGAACAGAAGATAATCAACTGTATATCCATTGCTTGCGCTTTCAAGCAGAACAATCTGCTTCATCGCCGGAGCAAAACCGAAGTATTTTTCCAGGCATTTGCAGGCAAGCTTTTTCATTTCTTGCTTTTCTTGGTATGTCATTTTTTAATCCTCCTTTCTTAATTCTTCACGAAGTTGTGTAAGACATTCGTAATATCCCATATTGTTTTCATGGGCATATGCTCTTAAGTTTTCATCCAAAGCAACAAGCTCAATCATTTCTTCCTTACTTGCAGTTCCTTTTGCAGCTTTTACTTCAATATCTTGAATTTTTCTAACTGCTTTAATCATTTTTCGTTCCATTTTACTACCTCATTTCTTTTATTTATTATGTATTTCTTTGACTATACTATAACATAACTACCGGAATAGTCAAAAAAACATTTGACTATTCCGGTAGTTTTTTGATTATTTTTCGATATTCTTTTCTTCAGCAAGCCGAGCTGCTCTTCTGCGCTTTTTATCTTCCAGCAGGTTTACGCCATCCACGCCAAACAGCAACGCAGTTAACTGCTCGACGGCATCGTTGGTGTCACGCCATATCTGCCTTTCGCTCACTGACCATTTTTGTGCAAGGCTTGCGACTATATCAGTAACATACGCTTCCGGCGGACAAGGTTTAAGGAACAGCACGTCAAGCACATCTGCCCGGCGCAAATCTTCCTGCTTGCCGCTGTTATACCTGGTCTGCTTGTAAAGTGCTATCATATCATCCATATAGTTTATCAACACTTTGGTTCGCATGGTTGAGCTTATGATGCTTTCAAGCTTTAGCTCATTAGCTCCCATGCTTTTCAGGTTTTGGAACGAATCAAGAATCTCAATAGCAGAAATCTGCTCATCGTCGATATTGACAATCTCGCTGGTCTTTAACGCTGCGTGTTCCTGAAGGCTTCTGTAGTTCTTTAGCAGTAAGCGCACGTTATACAGTCGCTTGTCGAAATCCCTCCGCTGTGCTTCTTTGCTGTACAGATCATCACACAGCTTTTTAGAGGTCTTTTTGGCGGTCTGCTCTGCCACACGTTCGATAAGTTCTTCGAAATACGCCAGCGGAACGGTTATCGTGCTTTGATTTTCATTTACAGTCATATTTTCCATGCGCTTACTCCCTTCTGTTATTTAAGTTCTTCGATAAGGCGGTCAAGATACCATCTTGCTTTTAGGCAATCTTCTACGCCGTTTTTTTCTTCATAACGCCATAAATATTTGATGATGTTGGCAACGCAGACAGCTTCAATGCCTGTTTTGCCAACAGTAGCAGCCTTTAGGGCATCTATACACTCAATACCGCCTTTGGTGTAGTGTTTCGGATGATTTACGTTATCCTTAGGAAGCGGCATTGTAAAGCTATCTTTTGAATTCTTCGGTGCTTCTTTGACAATAACGTATTTATCATCTTTTAATCCGATAAAACTAAATGGAGATTTAAACGCACTCATTATTTATGCTCCTTTATCCATTTTTCGTGTCTGGCAACTGCTCCAGCTGTAGGTGAAAGCGTTTCAAGATACATGGCTTTCAGTATTTTACACTGCTGGATTTTCCATTCGATAAAAGCATTACAAGTAGCGTGGCAGCCTATTTTTCTTTCTGTGCATCCTCTGCATGGTGTTTTCATGTAGCACCTCTAAAATAATTCTTGTTGGTTGCTTATATCATTCTGTGTTTTAGTGGTAATGCCGGGATATGATCCTGCAAACTTTTTCATCCGGTATAAGATAAAGCTCAGCGTCCTGTTGAGCCATAACCGCCACCACGAACAGCACTTGCTTCATCGTCCGAGGTTACGCAGTAACGGACGAAGATTCCCTGTGCACAGCGTTCACCTTCTCTGATGATGATGGTTTCGCTGCCGTTGTTTCTGAATTTAACACCTATATTTCCGTCATTGTCCTGGTTGTTAGCATAATCGCTATCAATAATGCCTACGCTGTTAACTAGCGACAAATTGAACTTAACGGCAAGACTGCTGCGGATGAACAGCATCAGAACCATATCGCCAGGCATAATAGCTTTGATGTTCAGCGGAATAAGTACGCTTTCACCGCCAGCTGGAACAAAAATATCTGTCGGTGCGTAAAAGTCATAGCCTGCGGAAAACTGAGTGCTACGCTGCGGAAGCTTCGTGTCCGCTGGTGCGTCAATCGTCGGTAAAAATTGAATCATCTTAAAAACCTCCTAAAATATCTCTCCAGATTATAACCAGGATTCCAATAGTACCCATAATAGCAAGAATTTCCATACAAATACTTGCAACAAGATGTAAATATTTCAAATTACCACTCCCTGTTTAACATCCATAAAGCTACACACATAACAGCTACGTCAAGCAGTGTGCAACTAACAATATCAATTAAGCATATTTCCATTGGTTGCACCTCTGGCAATCTCTGCTAACTTTGCTCTTTGTGCTTTTACTGCATCAAGCAGCGGCTTTTGAAAGCGGCAATCATCGTCTAAAGCGATTCTTCCGGTTTCCTCTAGTCTGCTTTGCATTAATTCAAAATTCCATTCAATGTCTCTTTCCATCTGCGTCAACATCCAATCTGGCATTTTATGGAGATTATCGAACAGCTCGTTTTGAATTTCACGCAATGCCTGTGTGGGAATTCTATGCACGGCGTACCTAAACGCGAACAGCAGGACTATTAATTTTTCATCTTTCATTTTTTTACTCCTTATTGTAATGAACTAATTTCGCCGCTTCTGTCATTATGCTCATTAATTCTTGCATAGCCATTTCTTCACCATATTTGCCACACACACCTAATGCTGCCTGCGCCATCGTACCAATGATCAAGCTTTTAAGGATAATATAATTACCTGATGCACAAACAACATCATCGTTATTGCTGTCATTATAGGCAATTATAAAAGATGCTCCACATTCTTGTAGCAGTTCTTTCGCCTGTTCGGCTTTCTTGTAATTAATCATCATTTTTCTGCCTTTCTTATCCAAACGCCATTAGCTAACTTTTCCAAATCTATTTTCTCACGGCAATGTGGGCAAATTGGCATCATATCATTCTTTCGCCCCATATGTTCTTGTAGCATCTTTAGTACACGCTTATAAGGTCTAAATTTAGTGCCAATCTCATAGCATCTTAATATGTGTTTCCTAGCTCTGTCATAGTCCTTTGCTATAGCTTGCCAGTCGTTACACATCAGCTCCAGCACCACAATAGGCTCAACCATGTTGCCGCAGTGATTGCAATAACAAATTTTTGTGTCCGGGTCGACTGTAAAACTGATAGGCTTTTTACTGCCACCATAGATGTCTGTTTCTTTATAGCAATGGCAAGTATTCCTGCCTTGCTCACGTTTAACCGGTGAAAATTTTAATATTTTCATTGTTTTGCTCCGATTTACATATCTCCACGTAATTTAGCATTAAACATAGCTCTTAAACGTGCCTCTGGGTCGCTCATAGCCTTTGCAACAGCTTCTGTGGCTTTCTTTAGTTCGTTGTTAATCTCCATATACTCAGGCTGTTGCCGTACATGATTTTTAGCAGCATCTACTGCGTGACTATCATATTGCATCTGTACAAGCGACTCTAACGCTTTTAAGTCCGCCTGCAGCTCTACAATCTCGATAACAAGTAACATCAGCCGTGCCGATGTCTTAATGTCTGCAATATCCAACATACGTCTGATTCCCTCTTTGCTAATCACTGTAACACCTCCTAAATGTCAAAAGCATCAAAATCTTCATCGCCTATATACTCTGCATATAAGCTACACACAGCACACTCCCACGTGTCTGCTTCCTCGCAGTCATAGCAAGGATAATATTCATCATTATCAATCATCGATGCCCCTCTCAACATTCCACCTATCAGGCCAATTTGTCAATTCGCATAGGGGAGCGGCATCGTCAACATTGCGAAAGATACATTCTTTGCAGTGCTTCCGCTTGCTGCACATTTCTTTTATGAGTTGAGCAGCTTCTTTGAGTTTTTGTTTTTCGCTCATATCTTCACCTCAAATGTTTATAAAAAGCAGCCCTGTTTCATCAGTCCATAACAATAATGGGCCTACCGTTGCCAAGTCCGCAACCTACTGCCATTCGGCAACCCAGCCGCCGCGCCCATGGGCTTAATTTAAATCAATATAGCACCAGCGAATAACGGCATCTTCAAAACATGCGAATTCGCAGTCAAAGCTCTCTCTAGCGATTGTGTCACATTGCCTGTAGCCAATAAATATGTCTCCTTTTGACGATTCTCCGACTTTGATTTCAAAAATACAGAGTTTATTTTCGCTCGGCATAACATCATTACCATGCCATTCGCCACATATAGGCTTGTTATTCATTTTCTCACCTCCTAAACTTTTTCAAGGGACTTTTACGTAAAACAGCGTCTTCGTAAAAAATCCTTCCTATGTCCACAGGACACCATTGTTTTTGTACCTACCTAAGCCAAAGACTTCTATAAACGCTTTATGCAAGTCGTATGTCTTGCCATATGCAGTAATTACAGGATTATAGTTCTCTGGAAATGTAATATCTTTCAACGCATGATAAATTACACTAGACTGTTTTTGGTTAAATTCAGCACCGCAATCACAAGCAAAGAGAAAATCAGCTACTTCATCGGGTACTTTTTCCTCAACTTCCTTTATAAATACATTATCCATATCCGAAAAAGGCGGCATAATAGCTGCTAAAAGTGCTGTTTTAACGCCGTATGCTTCCGCAACTGCCAACCGATAGCGGAGTAATGCACCATAACCAAAATCATATTCGACGGTTCTACGTTTATCACTTAATGTTACACTCATCTATTAATTCCCTCTTTCTTACCCATTTTTTTGCAAACAGCCGCAGGTAATGTATATAGCCGTTATCGCTTAATGGTTTAACATCTTTGCGGATTTTCGGCTTTAAAACTGTTGTGATTGGATGTCCATCTACAATTAAGCCTGCACCCTTTGCCTTGCACGTAGTCTTAATTTCATCCCCATGTTTGCTATAAAGCTCTTGCGGAACGAAATAATAAAAACCTCTAACGTCTGGATGGTCATGGTATTTATTCTTTTTTTGGTCTGCTCTAAAATCAGCATTGCTGATTTTAATTTCGACTTCGTAAAGATAATGACCATTAGTGATGTACAGAAAATCGGCTTCATAGTACCCCGCGTACAGGTCTTGCCGTTCTCCGCCGTCCCATACCTTCCAATACCTGTCCATTATGATATTCGGGCCGCAATCTAAGCCACGTTCAATACCATATAAACGCCCTAAACGTGACACAAGACTATCCTCGGTATGCTTGTCGCCATAATTCATTTAAATTCTCCTTTAAATATCATTTACTTTCTCCCTTTTTAGCGACGGCAATCCCAAGTTTCAAGATATGTCCATTCACGCTCTATAGCGTATTCTGCTTCCTTATCAGCATGGATTTGTTTTCGTGTGGGCAAATATCCATAATCTGCTATTGTCTGCTTTAATATTTCACGAACGTGCATTTTCTCAAACAGTATATAACATTTTGCAATCATTCTTAATCTCGGCTTCGCCCCTAGCCTAGCCCAAAACTCGCCAGTAGGCTCATCACTTTGATAGAAGTGCCATAAAAACCTCTGTCGACAAGGTACTTTCTGCGTTGCGCAAAAGTGTTTGCAATTTCTACACGATTTATAATTTGCGAGTTCTTCATAATCATCTAAAACATTATCGTATGCACATTTCTTTAATCTACTCATTTTTCCTCTTTTACCTCTGCTGTTTTAAAAATGGTCAAAATTAGTTAACATAGCACCAACGTGTTACGCATCTTTTACCACACGCATACTTGGCAGAACCTTTAGTATAAATTCCATCATCTACCCTAAAACCAACTAATATTTCTTTTTCGCCACCAATGCTGATTTCAAAAACACAGTGTTTAAACTCTTGTGGCATTACATCACTATTGTGCCACTTATCACCTATGGGAATATTGTGGTTCATCATATCACCTTCTAAACTTTTATAAGAGATTTTTGCAACATGCTGCATTTTTCTCTTCTAAAGTTTATACTCCGCGCCTATTTCCGCAGCTACATCAGGCAGTGCAGATTTTGCTTCATCCCGGGTACGATATACCCAACCTTTATCTAGCAAAGCACGTTCATAGGGGTGTGCATCCCACTGCTGTTTCACAACAACCCACTCTTCACTAAGACCTCCGAAAGAAAACGTATAATAATCATCACCTTTTCTAGGCTTCCAAGGCATTTTAACGATTTCTTCTTCACCATTTATTAACCACAGAAAATGAGCAAGACAGTTTTCATAAGGCAATACACTACCATCAGTTCTGTAAGCTATTAATCCGTTGTCGACGAAGTGAAAAATATATTCACGTCCTTTAATTTCAAATTCTTCGCCCAGCTCCACGCCGAGCATTTTAGCGATTTCTGGAATTAAGTTTTTGCTCATTCTTTCCGCTCCTTCCGTTTCATTTTTTCTTGACATTTAGGGCAGTAAGCTCTATAGCCAATTTCTTTGTCTTTTACAAATTTCCAATCTGTTTGTGCTTTGACTATAGATTTTTCAGACGGCAAGTCTCGTCTGTGCATAACTCCTGTCGGTTCAAAGAAATCACCACACCCATCGCAAAAAAGCGTTAGCTCGTATTGAAAACTCATTGATCTTCCTCCTTTATGGCCTTACTTGCCTTTGCTATTTTCTCAATCAGCTTATCTACAGCCTTGTCCGCAAACTCGCCTGTAGCTTTGATGTTGGCAGGTGTTATATGTTCCGCAGCATACATAGCGTATATTTCTTTCTCTGTTGGGAGAAATACTCCCAAAATATCTAAAACCAAAGCCGTACAAACAATTATTTTAGCTGCCTTAATGGATTCTTTATCCTTATTAGTGTCTGTCACGACTGCTACTGTAGCAAACATGGCATATATAGTTACAAAAAAACCTATTATGCAGCAAATCCCTTGTATCATGTCTATTCTTCCTGCCCAGTAAATCAGCCACGGGCTAACAATCGGTTCGTTCATTATCTCCACTCCTTAATCTTTCTGCCACAGCAAGGCTCTTTTTGTCTGTCATAGTCTCCTCCAAAAACAACATAATAAGGCTTGCGTCTGGTTATGCACGTTTTCCCTACATAAAACGTTTCGCCGTTTCTCTTGATTTCTTTCACGTATCCGTGATATTCGACTGTCGGTGTGTAATTTTTTTTAGTCATTACTCTCACTCCTTAATCTTTCTACCACACCAGCAGCAGTACGACTGCCCAAAATTCTCGAACGTGCCGCCGCACTTTTTACAGCGATACATTGGAAACGCCTCTTGATAGTATCCCATATACGTCGCTACCGTTGTACGATCAAGCTCATGCTTTAAAGCTGTTAATACAACCTTTTTCTTTTTTATTCGGGAGATAACCCATTTTTTGTCGTTATCCGTCAAGCAGACTTGAAGTGCGAATTTTGAATGTGAGATTTCAATTTTAGTTTTCTCAATCTGTTCACGTAACATCTTCTCGCGTTGCGGCAGGCTATCCCACCATTTCTGACGTTTTGGTGTCATTTGCTACCCCTCCTTTAGTCAATTTCTTCTACTTCGGTGTATTTAACTTCATCATCACAGTTAATGCTAACCGTAGCAGAATCGGTGTCACACACGCCAATTAGCTTATCAGTGCCACCATTGCCAACAAAATTCATAGGTCCAGAACACTCTTCGTAAGCCTTTTCAATGGCTTCTTTTTTGTTTTTTGCTTCTATTTCTACCGAGATAAAAGCTGTTACTTTACCTGAAACAATATATTTTTTCATTTTCTTCTCCTTTTAATATTAGCCTTTATAAGCTTGTAATCATCAAGCCAATCATTCATGATGATTTCAGCAAATTCTTTCGCAATCATACTATTTCTCCTACAAAATGACTTCCCTAAGTTCATTGTCTATATCGTTTTCGTTGCAGTCGTCCAATATGTCGTAGCCATACCGTAGATTATCAAAAAAATCAATATGTCAACAAAGCAACCAAACAAAAGACCTTCTGCCCATCTGTCCCATTTTTCATCTGCTATCGCTGCACAGATTGTCATTATCCAGGAGACACCGAAAACGGAAACAACAGTGAACGCTAGTGCCAATAATATTTTTGTAATTAAAACGCTGGTCATTCTTTCGCCTCTCCGTACTTTTCCATAAATCTCGGATTGCCTGTGCCATCGATGCTCAGTTTAAATCCATTAATTTCAATTTCAGCCTTGCCGTCAAAAGGCTTCTTGCTTTCAGCCATATAACATAGCTTTTCCATAACAGCTTCAACGGCTGAGTCTGTAACCTCTACTCTTTGACCTACCATAATGCCTTCTTTTTCGTTGACATCGGTATAATAAATTTTTCCACGAAAACCACAACATAATCTTTTAGCCATTTAATTGCCCCCTTAATATATATGGCGTCTTTAGCTCTTTAGCTACATTCGACAATACTTTTTCCGCATCATCTTGCGTCGCGAACACCCACCCAGCTTTATAGGCTGCATAATCGTTAGGCTCGCCGTTCCAAGTCATCCTAGTTGCAATCCACTTCAGCTTTGAAGATTTATCACAATACAATCCAAACGTCCAATAATCTTCGTCACGATTCGGCAGCCAGGGAATTTTAATAATCTCGCATTCTCCCTTGATTAACGCTTCCAACACATCAGGCGATGCAAGTAATGGTATATTTTGAGGATATGCCTTGTTTACTTCTAAATTTTCCTCGGTGAAAAAATATACTTCGTTATACCTGTCAATTATAAATTTTTCTCTCAATTTTAGCCCCAGCATTTCAGTGACTGCCGGAATAAGATTTTTGCTCACTGCTACTACCTCCGCTTCCTTTCAACTTTTATCTCAAATTAATAACCACTTCCTTGCCTTGACGTTCTTCGATACACCGGTCGTTAATGAGCCAGCATTCATCTTCTTTACCATTTTCGTCATAGCATTTGACTGTTATTTCCATTCCTTCGCAGTCATGTTTTACTGCCCATTTATAAAACTCTTCGACGGTCATTATTATCACCTCTCTATTTTTACAAAAAATGTCCAACGTGTTTTCCCTTGCTTATCTCCGGCAAGAGGAAGATAAGGCAGGGCGCATCTCAGCACATCTTTATGCGGAATATCTTCGTCGCTCCATTTAAACAGCAGCATCCCACCAGGTTTAAGCACTCTAAAGCACTCAGTAAACGCTTTTATCATCCACTCTTCCCATAGGACCGGTAGTTTTCCGTATTTTTGCGCTAACCAGCTGCTCTCGCCAACTTTTACCAGGTGTGGCGGGTCGAAGATGATACAGTTAAATGCTTCGTTGGCTATGTCTTCCATGTTAGTTACATCAATTAGCTTGTTAGGCTGAATATGTAATTCTCTTCCGTCGCAGAGCTTTGTATGCAGCTCTCGTATGTCACAAAACATAACAGCGTCGCTCTCTTTGTCATGGTAGAACATCTTGCTTCCACAGCACGGATCTAAAATAAACGGCTTATCCATTATTAGCTCCTTGCGTTGCATTGATTTTTTCTGCGAGTTCATCCATATCTTTTTCTGCTTCTTCTTTGGAATCATATTGATTATATTGAATTTCTTTTCCACCGACGCAAATGTTGACAATATAAACGTCTTTTCCTGTTCCTCTTATGCAGCGTTGTAAGGATAGACTGTTAACGCAGTTAAAATTTTCCCACATTCTGCTATTAACCTTAATTAGCATTTACTCTTCCTCCTTGCGTTCACGGCAAATGTCCAGCTTATCGCCAATGCCTCTTATTGTTCTGCCCAGGATTTTGCACGTTTTCTTCAACCACTCTACGCTATGCCCTTCAAGCACCTTGTCCATTTCTTCGTCTGACAAGTCACTAAAGCAGATGCTTTCCCAATGTTTACCGCGTTTAACTCTAAAATAAATGCCGTCTAAATCTCTTTTTGTTGTCATTTTTTCATCCTCCCTGCTAAAACTTCACACTTTCTTAACTCGCTACGCATCAGCTCACGTGCCTTATGTATGCAGTAACGATAATATTTCAGCTTCTGCTGTCTACGCTTTACCACATCCATATTAACCACCCAATCGCAGCACCTAGCAGAGCACCAAGCATAGCAGGTATGCCGATGATTAGTATAACAGTGATCATGTCGATAATTACGTTTAATGCTTTAGTCATTTTCCCAAAACCTTTCTCCGTGCTCAACACACAATAGCAAATATTTGTGTGCTGCTTCGGCTTCTTGTTGCGTACAATATTTTTGACAATACAAATCTTTATAGATAATTTCATCCGCACTATTCAATCTAAAAAGCATTGTTTCATAAGATAAATTGTAACACCACGGCAATTTAACTGTAGACAGTAAGTACCTTTCTCCGTCTACGGAAAACTTTGTTTTTAAAGAAAAGTCAGCCATTATTCTCACCTCTGTTCGGATTCTGCTTCCAGCCACCTACAGGACGATACAGATGTAAAACATCATATATCCCGCCTATGCCGTGCAGATACTCGCTTTCTTTTGGGTGAATCTGATGTACTTCTTCTTCCGGCAGCCAGAATAAGTCTTTAACCTGGCACATAACTTCCCATGACGGTGTTTTATTCGTCGTACCGCAAAATTTTACGCTTACATGCTCCCATTGGTTGCCGTCCTGATCAGGCTCAACGCCTACAACACACTGCAAGCTCTTTTTGATTCCTGGCAGATGCAGGAAGCCTATTAACACAAAGCCTTCAAAAGCAAAGTCATTTTTCTTGTCGGCTTGAAACTTTTCGTTTGCTAAAATCTCCTTGATACTTCTCATCTTAATCTCCTTGCTCCACATAGTTGCGGATTATTACTGCACTGTTTACATTCCTTATCGCACTCCCAGCAGCATACGTGGCAAACCTCGCTTCTTACGCAGCCGGGGAACGGAAAAGGGCAAACATATTTATTTTTCAGCTTTTTCGTGATTATCGGTTCTTCATCTTTTAAAAAATTCTCGACAGGCTTCTGAGCTGTAGCCTTGCTTTTGTTAGTTGCCTGCCTTCTTATTTGCGCAAGGCTCATGATTTTGTGCTTACACTCCTTACCTCCGCAGCTCATTCCTTGCCGCCGGGCAAGGTTAGATACATCTCTGTAACATTCAGTGCCGCATTCGCAGACGCATCTTGCAACAGAAGCCTTCTTTTTAGGTCTGATACTGATAACGCCTGGAGGATAAATTTCAAGCACTGTCAGCATACCTATTTTCTGCCCTAGCAGATAGCTCCAATCCTTATTCTGCATTAAACCGACTTCCTTTCGCTTTACTTTAGCCAAATAGTGCCATAGCACGATGAGCATCTAAACGCCCATTTTACAGCACCTTTTTTGTCCACAATCTTTGCACCGTAGACAAGCTTTATTTTTTCCTGCTTGCAATGAGGGCAGCACTGCTTGCCTTCTGCTGTTGTTCCAAGTAGATATTTCACTGTTGCCCCTCCGTTACAGTTAAGAATTTTAACACTCTGCCTGTATTAGTGATCCTGTATTCTTCCAGATCGTCACGCTTCAGGTACTGCCTTCCATATAGCGACTTCATATTCTCCCATACAAGGAACGGCACATTATAAAAATCTGTCAGATTAAACGATACCAGGATAAAGCACCTTGCTCCTAAAAAGTGATGAACCTTCAGGTATTTTAGCTGGTGCGGTTCAAGTCTGCTTCGCAGCATCTTATCGCCGTCGGTGTGTTTTGCTTCAAAGCACACCGCTAAACCACCCCTAAGCGTCCCCTTGTAGTCGACACCGCTTTTCTTTGCATAATTCGCAATGAACTGTCCATGCGCTCCATAAGGGCGGATATAATGTACAGGTTCGCTCTGTTTCTCAATCTTTGCAATGCCATGTTCCTCGTAATACTGGCAGCCTGCGTCAATCATCTTTTCAAAGAACGAACCGCTTGCCTTGCTACGCTTGCCCACGAGGATACTTTTAAGCTGATTCATGTTTCTTGTACCCCTTGAATTTCATTCTGCTGAAAGCGTATCTCAGATAAGCTAAGTCCTGAAGCACATCAATGTATTCAAGCTTATCAACATACACTTTGCTTCTTCCCCACGTGCTAATCAGCTTCATGCTAGGATTGTAGGTCTGGTGATATATCGTTTTGTACAAAAAGCAATATTCACTGCAAATCTTTTTGAAGTCATCTTTCTTTAATTCGATTTCAGTAAATGCCAGCTTACGCAAGCGGTTAACTTCGTCTTTAATCTTCATGCTGCACCTCGCTTAAAACGGAATTGTTTCATCGAACGGCACTGTGCTGCCAAAACCTTGGAAGTCCTGGCTTTCTTCTCCCGGTTTCTGCTGAGATTCGCCGCCTTGCTCTCTACGCTCAATGAATTCAAAATGCTCTGCGATAACCTCGGTTACATATTTCTTTTGACCGTCTTTAGCATCATAGCTGCGTATCTGCAGACGGCCTTCAATTAAAATACGCTGTCCCTTAGCAAAGCTATTACCACAAACCTCAGCCTGTTTACCCCAGATAACAACAGGGATAAAGTCAGCTTCACGCTGCTTGTCTTTCGAATAAGGTCTGTCCACAGCAAGCGTGAACTGAGCAACAACCTTGCTTGTAGAAGTGTATCTTACCTCCGGGTCTTTTGTCAGTCTTCCTAATAAAATGATTTTGTTCATGCTTTTTGTTCCTTTCTCTTTAACGGATTGTCCTGGCAGAAAATTTCGCCGCCTTCTTTTTTTATTACTGCGTTGATTTCAGCAGCAGCCTTATGCAGATAATAGATTTCGCCGCTGTCACGATACATATTGATATAGAAATTGACGAGTATTGAAAAATATCTCTTGTCTTTATCGTCCATAATTCCCTCCTATAATCCTAATAACTTGTTGGTAGCAGCAAAGCCTTCTGCAACCTTCTTCCTGCGTCTGCTTGCGTGTGTAACCTCTACCGGGTGGCACATCTGCAAAATACGGTCATAGATTCTTGTTTCCGTTATCGTCTGCGGCTTTTTGATTGCTTCAATCGGCAAATTTGTTGTAATGATTGTAGGCAATCCGCTCCGGCAACGGCTGTCGATAATCTGGAACACCAGCTCCTGAGCAAACTCCGTGCGCCGTTCTGCTCCTAAATCGTCAAGCACTAACAACTCAAATTGATTAAATCCGTCAAGATATGCTTGCTTTTGTTCAGTGCCCCACAATGTATTGAACACTCTGCCAAAATTAGTCATTAAGCAAGCTACACCTTTATCAATCAGTGCATTGACAACACACGCAGCGGCGAACGTCTTTCCGCTCCCGGAATTTCCGTAAAGCAGCAATCCTTTATGCATCCTGCGAAAATCATCGTAGTGCTCAACGAAATTCTTCATTGCTCGCATCGTCCGCTCGTCTGCGCCGTCATCATGGCTAAAAGTCTGCGATTGAAGCTCACGCTCCGGGAAGCCAGCTTTTCTAAGCTCTTGCACCCTAGCAAGTCGCTTTTCATGTTCCTCACGCTCACGCTCTGCCTGAAGCTCTTCCGCTCTGCACTTACAGATACAAGTTACAGTTCGCTCAACACCAAACAAGAAACCTCTGCATTGCTTCGGCGTATGGCATTTACCACACATAAGCAATCCGTTTTCGTAATAATCATTTTCGTTTTGCTTGTTAAGCTGTGAAGCATTTTTAGCAATGTGATTTACAGCAAGCGTAATTGAATTCTGAACATCATTCGCATTCATGCTATCACCTCACTAAAAATATTTGTCCAGGTCTGTTTGGTCGTCCGGCGGTTTAAAATCATCCGGCGGTTTCTTTGGCTTTTGATTGTCACCACTCGCAAGGTTTCTTGCAACTCCCTCACAATAGGCTATTGACTTCTTGCCTTGCTGCGCTGTTATCGTAACCGCCTGCATGGCTATTAGCTCTCCTTGTTCCTTAGCAATAGTCTGTAGCCGCTCCGCAATGTATGGCGTTATCGGTGTAACATTTTGATTCCAAAAGCCAACAGGATTATTATCGCTCGTAACATTTTCGTAACTGTTACACGTAACGGCAGCATTTTTATCGTAACAACCACTACTAAAGTCATTGTTGTTACTCTTACTCTTATTCTCTTTCTTATTCTTACTCTTATTCTTATCCGTAACATCTGTGTTTGTTACATCGTTGTTACGTGTAACATCTTGACTTGTTACGCTTTTGTTACACGTAACATCTTCGTAACATTTCGTAACATCTGTGTTTGTTACGTCATTGTTACAGGTTTTGGATTGCTTCTCACGCTGCCTTTTAACTCTCATTGCTTCCTTGCACCGCTCACGCTCCTTGAGCTTTGAAAGCTCTTCGGCGTTCTGATACTCACCCCAGCCTACAATATAGATATAGCCGTTATCCTCTATATCAATCATGTTATACTGCCGAAATACTTCTAAAGCAGTTTCCGCAATTTTAGGCTTAAAACCACCAACAGCAGCTAAGGTTTTTGGTGTATACGCTACACCTTCGGTAGCGTATACATAACCACCATCGTTTTTTTTACGAGCTAAAGCTAACAGGAAGAACCACATTAATGCCAGGCTATCACCAATCTTCGTATCAGCACGAAGTATCTTAATTTTTTCACTGTCGAACACATCGGCGCTAACCTTAAACCAGCTCTCCATGTCGCCCTCCTACAATAACTTCTTCCATAATGGTTGCCGTCTAAGTAACCTCACATACTTCATAAGTGCTTTCTTTCTCATAGGTAATCTCTCCCAATTTTCTCTATCCACTCGTCCCGGCTATGTTTATCTTCATAGCAGGTTTGAGCAAATCGCCTTAACCGCAAGTCTGTTTCCCTGTCCAAATGAGGTCCGAGCTTGCCTTTATGATGTTCGTAACATAACCAGATCGTTAAACCCAGCTTATCCGAAATCTTTCTTCCGGCTGTTCCGAATATCACGTGATGACGTTCAAGATTACGTGTAGTGCCACACATAAAGCACTCCTTGTCGCTCTGTAATATGCTTTTCTTACTCATTTTTTTCGCTTTCTGGTGTCTTGAACACCGCATTATCAGAAACAACATTAAGAGGCTTAACATTGGCAGCTTCTTCAATTTCTGCTGCGCTAAAATCTTCTTGCTGTTCTTTCATCTCGGGGATTTCTGCCTGTGCTGCTTCTATCAGCTCTAAGCGTTCCCTTATTGCGTTATGCGCTAAACTATAATTTGGAGCTTGCAACAACTGCTCTAACTGTTCATATGTCAGCTCTACAATATCTGTCATACCATTACGGGTACGCACATACGCTTTTCCATATTCAAGCTTAACGAATTTATTTTCAGTAATTTCTACACCACTATCACACCATTGACGAATCTTTTTGCCTATCTGCGGAGTAATCACTTCACACCAATCAACAAATAATCCGGTTCTGTCTTTTGTAGCAGCAGCCATATGACGCTCAAGGCTAATGTCAAACATCACCGTAAACTCATATTCTAAGCCGTCTCGCTGAATAGGAGCTAATCCCATTTTCATCGGCATTTTTTTGCCTTTTTCATTCTCCACAATCTCGTATGCCTGCTTGCTTCTCATACAAACAATTACGTCCATTTTTGCTTGAAGAATTGCGTTAACAAGCTTGTTTTGCTTCGGGGTAGCGTCCTTCCATGCAGTAAAGCTATTACCGCTTCTTGTTGTCGCTGCTTTCTTGTCGACAAAATCCAGGACGCCGCCTTCACCTGCCCACGCATGAGATAAACTGTCAATAATCAACACGTTATATCCTGCTTGCTCTGCCTCATGGATGTAATCAATGTACTTTTCCGGTGTAAAGGGTGCTGACATCGGAGCTACATCGTATTCGCACAGATTACTGTACAGCTCACCGCTGCCGTTTTCCGTATCTATCATTGCAATCTTATCACCTAATCCTTGCGCCAACTGCAATGCGCTGTAGGTTTTACCGCTGCCACTAACACCGGTAATAGCAATTTTCAAAAACGCTTTTTTGCGTTCAGCCTTTTTAAACATTCCCATAATTCACTACTCCTTATTTGCCTGGTCAATTTTGTACGCTTCTTCGTACTCTTTGATGCTATTCAGAATTCTTTCGCAGTTTGATTTCATAAGCATTGCGGCTTTGTGAAATTCCTCATCGTTTTTGCCAAGCCCGGCAAAATCGGTAAAGTTAGCTGTCTCAACGTCAAAACATAAGCCGTATCTTGCGTCAGTCAATGCGTTCATATAACTTCACCTTCCTTAACCAATTCTTCAAGTTTACTGTGAAGCTTAAGAGTTGTTTCAGCATCCCAGTGACAGCATTCACAATAACTGCCAACTTTAGGATATGTTTGCATATTTACCGACAAGCTGTTAACGTTATAGCTTAATACATCACCTTCACGCACAGCCTGTTTTTCCTGGTGGTATCCGAAGTGTTGATACTTACATTTGCCATCCCTGGTACAATGTGCGCAAGTCTTAAAGTCTTTCAACCAGCTCTCTTTCGTCTGCTTCTGTTCGCCGTGCTTTCTTTTTCTGAAGGCTTCAAAGCCTTCCAAACTAAGTCCGCTACGAGCTAACACAGCGTTAACCTGTTCATTAGTTACCATATACATCCTCCTTTTGAATTCCGAAACCAAGCTTTAAATCAGCATAGGCTTTAACCACTCTTCCTTGTGCAGTTGTATAGCCTTTTTGCTGAAGCTCTTTGTTCCATTCCCTTATAAGCGAGTAGCCTTTTCCAACGCCTACGCCTAAAAGGTTGGCAATGTCTTTAGCTGTGTAGAATCTGCTTTCCATGTTTGACAACCTCTTTTCCGTATGCTATACTATATATGACCTATTTTTTAAACCGATTTCCTTTCGACTTTATTTATAGGTTAAAGACTCTCTATTAGCGTGGGGGGTCTTTTCTTTTTGTTCTTCTTCGATTCCAATCAATACAAGCAAAGCCTGTGCACCTTCCCGGCATTCTTTTAAAAGATTGTCACCGAGGTGCTTTTTTTGTACCGTTTTCGCTACCATTTGCGGAAACAATTCAACCACTTCACCGACTTCTTTTTGCGCCCTCAACATATTCACTGCTAAATCATCAGCAGGAGGAATAAGTCCAAAAACGTCGCAGAACACAACGTTCTTTTGCAGGTGCTGTACACGTAACCACGGTGTACGATAGAGTTTTGACATTGCTAGTGCAATAGCATCCGGGCATTGTCGCCAGTCAATCTCATAATCCTTTAAACAGCTTGCAGAGATTGCAAGTCCTTCTGCCGCATTTACACGGCTCATCCCTGCGTACTCTCTAGCTACTTTGTAGATGTTAGTTTGAGTTTCAGACATTGTATAAACTCCT